TGGTTCAATTTCCATTATTGCGGAACGAAAAACAGCCTTAAGATTTTGATTTCAAACATATTCACTCGTGACTTAAAATCTCCCGCCAGTAATGGCGTGCCGGTTCGATTCCGGCTCCGGGCACCAGTGTTTATGCGACCCTCAGAGATTCGTCGCTTATTGCCGTAGTTCCGCAAAAACCACGTAGTTCCGCAATTTGGTCTATCCGTTGTTCCACTACGCGCCCAACACCCGAGATGAATCCAGAATTCACCAGCACTAGCTTCCCTAGAAAAAGCGTTCCGACCTGGACTTGCCCCACCTGCGGCCATGGTCAACTTAGGCCGGTTTCGGACCTAACGGTTGAGGCAAATGCTGGAACACAAAACAACCAGGACGAAGAGTGGTGGGACTACGAGTACGCCGGATACATCTTTATGGGCCTCTTAAAATGCGCTGCATGCAATGAGCATGTGACAGTTTCGGGAACCGGCGACGTATGCCAAGACTACACAGAAGACGGCACTAGCTGGGAATATACTTTATTCCTCACGCCAACTTATTTTAATCCTCCGTTGAAGGTCATCAACCCAAAAACCGGCGACAATGTTCCTTTCGAGATTACTCAGCTTTTGCATAAGGCTCATGAAGTTTGTTGGGCAGATCCGGATTCGGCCCTAAATCGCCTGCGCGCCATTGTTGAAGAAATTCTGGATTTCAAGGGCGTTAGTCGGACCCGAACAGATGGGAGATATCTATCGCTGCATCGCCGCATCGAAATGTTCACCGATCCGAACTTTGAACAGGTTAAAAAGGCTTTGCTCGCCGTCAAATACGTTGGTAATGATGGCAGCCATGGATTCAGCGGTGCTAGTCGTAAGGAGCTTCTTGAAATATTCTCGATTGTAAATTTCTGCCTTGAAAAGGTTTTCCCACGACCTGCGGATGACAGTTTAATCATAGAGGCGATCAATCGAATAAACAGCAATGAAGGGCTAAAACCGCGAGTTGCTTGACGCCTTTCGGTGGCGACTAGCGATGAATTTAGCACTACAGGTTGTGATTCCTGTTGTCGTGGGTTCGAGCCACCCTTTCGGTGGCTTTTTTCTTCCCGCACGCCCCTGGAGTCGATCGAGCACCAGCTTAGAAGTCAGACGCTCTATCGGCATTTTCGCCAATCGAATCAGACTCTTGCATGGCCCAGGCTGCGCTATTCAATTATTGATTGTAATAAGTTAAGCCCTTGATTCGATTGAATGTGGAAGTGTTGAATAGCGCAACGAGACAGTGGGCAACGTAAGGGAACTTAGACAGATGAGCACCGATTGGAACACGACGTCTCTTCGAAGAAACGTCAAGACGCTGTACGGCCGCAAAGTGGAGATTCAACTCGGTCTGTCCCTAGAGTCTGTCCTCAGCAGGTTCGCGCACGGGGCGTATCACATAGATGAATTTACTCGGCTGGTTGAGAAGGCTGTAGACGGCAGGCAAGGATATGAATTGGTCGCAGAGCTTCTGGGTCGGCCCGAAGAAAGGTTGATGCCGATCAAGGAACAGGCTGAGGCACATGCGATCGCTGCGGTTCAGGCCCTGCACTCTATTGCAGACATTTTAGGAACGATGATTGTCACTGCGTTACAAGGCGAGCTCAATTGGTCCAAGTACCTCAGAGACGTACCACGCGCGCTAACTCCACACGAGATAGAAGTTGCCAGGCTGATCAATACGTTTCTCGACCACGATTCATACCGGCTTCTAGATGCGCTGGCTAATCAAGCCAAGCACCGCAATATTGTTGAAGCGAGCTTGATGGTCAGTCTCGACGAGGTCGCACCAACACGCGGCGAATTTATCCCCTTTCATAGGAAAGGTACAAACTACGGCCCAGTCGAGATCGTCCCCTTTCTGAACGGGGAATATGCGCGTCAAGCCGAAATCACGATGGCAGTGTTTCGTGAACTTGACCGCTTGGCTGCCATCAGATCTGCTTAGGCTTTTACGTGTGAAGCCTATGAATCTATCCATGCTTTGCCGATTTCCTGTTTCCGGACAAGCGATTAGCGTGGGTGGCCTGTACTACAGAACCAGCGCAGGTGCCGTCGTAACCCTTGTTTTCACTCGGGTCGGCAGGGTTCAATAGTAAAGGTCAGATAGCCGTCACTGGTGCAAGGCGGGCTCCATCGCATGGACCACCGGCGCCACCTGGCGGTTCGGCAGCATGACGTGTGCCGGCGCGATCTGCAGCGGTAGGAACAGGCACTCGTCACGACGCGGCCCTCTTCGCTTTACGAACTCGACCTCGATCCCACCGGCGCTCGGCCTGAGCGCCAGGCGCAGCGCCGCAGGCGAAGCGTCCTGTGCCGAGATCAGCGTCCGCATCATGAAGAACAGGGTCTCGCCCGCCTGGGCGGCCAGGCACAGCCGGCGCAGGTTCTCGTTCCGGATCTGGTTCTGCCAGAACAGCAGCGCGCCGCATGAGCCCCTTCGAAGTACCTGCTCCGCCGACCAGAGCGCGTCAGCCGTGCGAGGTGCGCGCACCCAGAGCGCGGATTCCGGCGCGATCCCCAGCCGGGCCAGCGACAGCGCCTGCGGCACGCGCGGCGGCTCGAGCATCACCACGCTGCGGCCGGCCACCGCCGCCAGCGCAGGCGCAAGCATCGTGATCTCTCCAACCCCAGGCTGCTGCACGTGCAGGTCAATCATGGAGCCAGTCGGCCAGCCTCCGCCGGGGAGTTGACGGTCAAGCGCGATGTGGCCGGTGCTCACGCACCGCGTGTGACTTCGTGCCAACTGGGAAGCGCGCCAGAGCGATGGGTGAAGTTCCTCGGGGTTGATGGTCGCGGCTGAGCCCATGATTGATTCCTAGAAATACTGTGTTTTTATACAGTATAACAGGCTCGAAGTTTGATCTAGCTCAAACTCGCGCCACATCCAGCCAGTAAGATTTTTCCATGGATAAACGAACTGATCGATTGACCGCCGTACAGGTCGACCTCGCTGTGAACATCGCGGGTGTATTCGGTATGGCGGCCGGCGTCCTCTCACTGCATACCTGCCTCGTGCCGCTGCCGGTCATTCAGCGAGTGATGATTCAGGGAAGCCCTCGGCGAGGAATAACGTCGGCTGAGCCATCTTACGAGCAACAACCACCAGGCGGGTAGTAGGGGCTACCAGCCTCATGGCGGAAAAAAGAGGCTCGTATTCGCGCTGATCGACGGCAGCGCTAGAGACGGCAACAGCATCAAATACGACGGCGTGGATGGCTGCGATAGCTTTGGCTGGCGTTTCTACCAACACGAACGTCCAAGATTCGTGGGAGAGCTCCCGCATGGAGTCTGGGCTCGCAAGCAAAGGGTCAACAACAAGAGCGACTGGCATGCGGCAACCTTCGGGTCCAATTTGGATAGCCCCATTGTATGCGCACGGTCGTTCGAAAAATCGACTATGAACCGCTAGAGATCAAAGATAGCGGTTCACTTCGGCCAGGCCTGAACCGCCTTGGCGTGACGCGCCGCGCACTCGGCATATTGCTGCAGAAGCTCGATCGCCCAGGCCTGCCACGCGTCGAAGTCATCGGCGGTCGGCCGCTCCACCCGTGGGCACGGCGCCGCCAGCGCGCTATCGAGGGATGCTTTTGTTGGCGGCGTCGATTGCGGCGTCGAGGTTGCGCACGCGCTCAGGGCCAGGCACACAGCCAGCAGGTAGTTTCGGTGCATTGCGCAGCTCCTTGGTGAGCGCCGTCATGCGCGGCGCGAGGGTGGATTGAATGGTGGCGAACTCGGTGGCCGCCTGGGCGATGAGCGCGGCGTCGGCCTGCAGAGTGGACAGGGCCAGCTCGGACTGGCTGCGCATCGTTTCCGCGTGCGCGCGCTGCAGCTCGGCGATCTCGGCGCCGTGCCGCCATCCGTTCACGAACCAGCCGGCGGTGGCGGCCAGGGCCATTGCGAGCAGCAGCGCCAGGCCGGCCGCGAGCGCGCGGTACTGGATCGGGATCATGGTTGCCCCCAATCCGGCAGGTCGACCGTCTGGCCAGCGAGCGCGTGCGTGCAATCGTCGAGGAACTGGATGCGGCCGTCGGTCACGAAGCTGTGGCAGATGTGGTCGACCTGCTTTTGCTCCCACGGCGCGCGGCGCCACTCCGCCCAGTTGCTGGCGTTGACCGGTGGCTCCCAGAGTGGGGCGCTCACGAGGATTGAGGGCAAGAACGTCGGGCGCGCCGCGTCGCCGTTGAACGACCACACCGGGCCCGGGATATCGCTCGCGCGCACCGTGATCGCATGATCCTCACTGCAGCCGGGGCAATGAAACATCACGAGTTCTTCCATCAGACGCAATTTCATGGCAGGCCCCGCAGGCACAGTTCGCGCTCAGCCTGGCGCCGGCGCGTGAGCCCGCGCACTTCCTTGCCGCCGACCTTGTTCCACAGCAGCAGCGCATTGCACGCGCCGGCCATGTCGCCGGCGTTCGTGCGCCGCGCCATGCTCGAGCCGCAGAACCCGCTGACCCCGATGTTGTAGGCGACATCAACGAAGGCCACCTTCTGGCCATCGGTCAGGCGCGCGAGCGGGATGCACGTGGCGATGCCGGCCGCGTGTCGCTCCAGGTCGCGGTCCAGCTGGGCCCGGCACTGGTCGGGCGTGTAGGTTTTGCCCCAAGCGGCGTTCTCGGTAGCGCCGGTGCAGTACGTGAGCACGCCGCCCATGTCGCGGTAGGTGGACAGTTCGGTGCCTTCGAATGCCGGCGTGAAGCTGAGCAGCGCGGTCGCGGCCACGGCGCCGACCAGCGCGACCAGGCCGCGCCGCTGGGTCGTCGAGCGCTCAGCCATTGCCAGTCACCGACGGTTGCGCCACCACGCGCGCGATCGCGGCGCCGAGCGAGGTCAGGCCGGCGGCCACCACCAGGATGGGCGCGGTGCCGCTGGCGTACAGGTGCATGCCGGCCTCGACGGCCGAGGCGATGGCCGCCAGCAGCGCGAAGCGTACCGACCAGAGTTTCGGGAACTGCTTGCGTGCATCTTCGATGAAATTCACGGTTCGATCCTTTCGGTTTGCGCGCCGGCATGCGGCCGGCGCTGGGTGGTTATTTGCCGATCTGGGCGAGCTGCGCCAGGCGCACTTCCCGCTCGCGCGCCTCGAGGTCGGCCAGCCGCTGCTCGCGTGCGTTCTTCTTCGCCGTGTACCAGGCATTCAGGCCGAACGTCAGCAGCGCGGTGACGATGCCGACGATGATGCCGACCTGGGTCAGCGTCAGGGACGTGCCGATTGCGACGGCACCGCCGGCATAGCTGCCCATTTCGGGCGGGGTGATTTTCATTGCGGCCTTTCGACGGGCGTAAAAAAAGCCCGCCGAAGCGGGCTGTTGCGAGGTGGCTGGCGCAGGCTGCTTTACAGCGCTGCAGCGGTGATGAACAGCTGATCGAGTGCTGCGCCGTCCAGGCCCAGGATGCCGGCCATCATGGCCACGAATGGAGACTGCCGCTCCCACGTAGGGCGGTAGTCCCATGCGTTCTGTACACGCCATTTCGTATCGACGTCGTCGATCGCATCGATGGCGGGCTGGACATTTGCGAACAGGTCGGCGTTGTAAAGTGCCTCGCGGCCTTGGCCCGAAGTGATTTGCTGCGGTACCGGCGGCTTCAGCGCGTTCATCTCTTCCGGCGTCGCGTCGCGCACGGTCCACAGTTGCGTCCATTGGCCGTCCACAAGGTCGATCATGGCAGGCTCCGCGACCTGGCCCGGCTCGAGCTCGGGCCTCTCGCTACTCAATGGGAAGATGCCAACAAACGCCAAATCTTCCTCGGCGATAGAAGCACCGAACATCACATGCGGCAGCTCCGAGCGAATTTCAGTGTGCAGGCCGAACAAGCGGCCGGTTTCAGGCTGGTAGTACATGGCGCCTCCTTATGGGAATTGATCTGTAGTTCGGGTGGATGGGAACGCTCGGTTATCGCCCCAGATAACGCGGATGCCGCCTATTCCACCTGTTGGGCTTCCCGATGTGTCACCTGGTCCGCCGCCGCCGAATGAGCGATCTGAGAACGGGCTGCCATCCGCACTGCCTGTGGCCCCCGACGCCCCCTCTCCGCCTAGCCCCACGCCGCCGCCGTGACCGCCTGTGACTCTAGTGCTATTCCCACCAGCTCCTGCCCCGCCTTGGCCAACACCGCCGCCTCCCGATTGCGCATCGGCGCCGCGCCCCCCAGACCCGGAATACCCGCCAGCTCCGCCTCCGCCACCACACCAAGTAACGGTTTCTACGGGGCCAAATCCGCCAAGCCCGCCATTCCCTCCGCCGACAATGCCGCCAAACGGGCCGGCTCCTAAAGGCGTAGAGTTGCCGGTGTCGGCGCGCAAAAGGATATTGCTACCGCGCAGGATGCGAGCTCCCGAGCCAGTGCCATTCGCGAATTGAATGGAGATGGTCAGCGTCTCGCCGGGGGTCACTGGCAAGTCGTTAATCCAGCGAAGGTCGCTACCCCTTCCACCAGCGCCGCCAGACGTCGCCCCTGCTGAATTGGCAGAGCCTCGCTGGCCTGGGCCAACGGCTACCGCACAAAGCTTGAATACCCCGTCAGGGACTACAAACGATGCTGTTGCCCCATCCCGCCATTCCATTTGACCGACTGGATTCCCTGCCGCCGCCCCCATCATCATCCGAAGTGTTGTTGGGTCCATAGCTCAGGTCGTGTAGTTGGTGGCAGCCGCAAGGCGCCAGCGGGCGCCACGGTTCGAGGTGACGAACATCAGAAGGTGGGTCTTGCCGGCAGTGAGCGTGTATGGGTTGTCGCTCGGGGTCTTTACCGACGTCGGCAAGGTCGCAACCCCGCCGGTAACCGTCAGCTCCAGCGTGAAGCTGTAGCCATCCTGCGGGCAATTGTCGAACGAATAGGTCTGGTTCGCCGTCTGCGTCCGGGTGAAATAATTACCGGCGGCAAGGTTGAGAGACGATGCAGCCACTGGCTGTGGAATGAACGACCCGGCACCGGTCAACATCGCCCAGTTCGTCGAATCGTTCGCCGGGTCGCTGGTGCCCGCGCCTGCCACTCGTCGGCGGTAGGTCTGGAAGTTGACCTGGCTGATCACGGCGACATTCTTTGCGTACGCTGTGCCGCTGACCCACGCGTTGACGCCGACAAGCTGCGCCGCATCTTCGGCGGCCGACACAGCGGTCTGCGCCGATTCACTCGCAGCAACAGCTTTCGCCGCTGCCTCGGCGGCATTCGCGGCCGCGCTCCCCGCCACTGCGGCTAGTTCACCGTTGAACGTTTCAGCCATGTGCGTGCCGAAGGCGAATGCCTTGCTGTTGTAGCTGCCAGCTGCGCGATCCGAGAGGGCCGGAAACGGCGGGGTGTCCGTCATCGGCGGTACTGGAGTAAATGCCATCAGATATTCCCTTCAACTTTCAAATTAATACTGGACGTGCCCGGTGAGTCCGCGCGAATGGTTCCGGTGACGAATCCGAGCGTGTTCAGGTAGCCGTACTTCGGCAGACCGCTCGCCTCGAATGGAACGGCCAAGTCCTCGACCTCACCCAAGATCGCGTCTGCCTGCATCGCCTGATCTGGATGGACGACGATGCTGCAGGTGACGTCCCGGCTGCTGGCGCGGCGGACGATCTTGTAGGTGCCGTCGGCGTTGTATTCGCGCAGCGTGCGGCTCTTGCGAGTTGACTCGGCGCCATGCCGCGTGCCACCTGGCATGCCGTTCTCGACGAACTGGCGCCAGTCGCCCATCTTGATGGTCCCGATCGCAACGCGCCCGCCGGGTGCCGATGTCACAGTGATGGTCACCTCTGCCGTCGGCGACAGCGGGATGTCGTCGAACGACAATTGCTCAGTCGGCAGCAGCGGTGAGTACAGCAGCTCATAGAAGCCTGCTGCCTGGCTGTACAGATCGCCGGCCTGCGTGCGCATAGCCGTGCCGCCCGGGGCATCGCGGACAACGATGCTGTAGGTTGCTCCTTCCATGCCGTAGACCGCGAGGCCATTCAGAAAACCGGGCTGCACAACATAGGTCATCGACGTGACACCGACCACTTTCGTGTTCGAATAGTCATCGAATGGCGCCATGCGGTTTGTCGGTCCCAGCCGCGCCCAGTAAAGTGCATCGAGGTCTGGAGTTATCGTGCGGCCAGAATGCGCCTGTGCGCAGATCCAGATGGACCCGTTGTACGTGCGCTCATTGCCTACGACCTGGCTCGCGCTCGCGACCCACGCCACCTCCCCCTTCGATACGTCTGGCTCAGGGACCGACGTCCCGGCCTTGATCATGCTGGCCTTGACGTCGATCGGGACCATGACCCTCACCTTTACAGTCATGCGGTCTCCTTGGTGCGCACTTTATTGATGACTTCGACGCGGCAAGCGTTTCCGCCGTCCGTTACGTTGTCGAACTGATCGGCGAGCTGCACAGCCGCGTCCGTTCCCCTTTCGGCCTCTCCGCGCAGAAGAGCAACCTCCTCACGGAGCGCGCGGATCTCGGCGATCAACGCATTGCTGCCCTGCTCTGGGCTGGCCAGGCGGCGCATCAGTTCGCGGTTGTCAGCCGCAGGAATGATCCGCTCACCCTGGTGGACCATCGCTGGCATGTCGGCCGGGATGAAGTTGGTGCCAACGGCGAAGCCGCGAAGCTTCTTTTTGGCCTCGTCGCTGTCTTCCAGCGTGCCCCGGATGGCGCCCAGGCTGATCCCACCGCTGAGCCGGTCGACCCAATAACTCAACCCGGCCGCATCAGCCGGGCGGCCGAACACGTCCTGGTACAGCTTCTGGATCTGCGCCTCAGGCGAACCCTTGATCGAATCGACGATGGCGCCGGTCGAGATACCGCCAGCGGCCCGGTCTTTCCAGTAGTCGAGCCCAGCCTGATCCGGCGCACGGCCGAGAGCGGACTGGTAGGCTTGGTTAATCGCCGACGTGGCCGAGTTGACCGGGTTCGCGCTGGCGGCCTGCATTGCGCCGTGCAGCGCCTGGATGGCCTGCTCGATCGAAAGACCGATGGTGCTGATGCCCTTGAGGACGTCGATCTGCTCCTGCTCGCGCTCGAGCATCAGGTCGTACTGCTTTACCTGGTCCTCCAGCTTGGCCAAGCTGCGCTCCTCGACCGACAGTGCATCGTCGGTCAGGCCTGCCAGATCCTCGATACCGATCCGGGTGGCGTAGAAGTCGCGCAGGTAGTCCTCCTGCGTGGCGAACAGATTGGCCGAATCCTTGCTGACCACCGACAGGGCCGTTTTCAGGTCGTCCGCGTTCGGCAGCTTGCCGCTCGCTTTCGCGATGGCCAGCGCCGCCTGGATCTGCGCTTGGGCTGCCTGGCGGTCCTCAGCCTCGCGGCCTTGAACTGTCATGCCCTCCAGCGTGCTGCGCAGGGACTGGGAAAGCGCTTCGATCTTTTGGACCGACTGCGTGCGCACGTTGATCTCTTCCTGCAGCGCCTTCTTCTGGCGGTCGGCCACCTTCTGGAGGACCGAGAACGCGCCGTCTACGCCAGACATCAGCGACGCGGCAGCATCTTTCGCCTTCTGGGCTGCCTCGGTGGCCGCCTCCTCCGCCGCCGTTTTGGCCTTGATCACCTGTATCTGGTCAAACAGCCCGCGGTTGCTCTCGTCGAGCGCGGCGCGCTGTTGGGCCAACAGTTCGGCTGCCGAAAGTGTGAGCTGGTCGAGTTCCCGCTGCAGGTCATTCCGCTCTTGTAGAACGTCTGCCGCGCGCGCGGCCGCTTCGGCCGTAGCATCGATCGCCGGATAGACCTGCGCGAAGCCGGCCTGCACCTTCATCAATGCCGCGTAGCGAGCAGCGCCCTCCTCGGTTGCCAGCGCGCCGCTCTCAGTCAGGGCGAGCACCGCCTGCTTGAACTCCTCACGCGTGTCCACGCTGGCCAGGCTGAGCGCCGCCATCTGCTCGGTGACCGACCTCAACACCGGCGCATTGCGCTCCGCCTCGGAGAGGAAGTTCTCGTGGAAAAAGGCCGCGTTGTTTGCGAACGACTCCAAGCCGCCGGCCGCCGCAAGAAACTTCTCCCGCGCCGCCAAGGATGCAGCGCCCGACGTGCCAAAGGTCGTCCCGATGGCGGTGAATGCTTCGTCGATGGCGACGTAGTCCGTCACCAGTCGCTGCATCGTGGTGCTCACGCTTTCGCCTGCGGTCGAGAAGGACGCCACGGATGGCAAGAGCAGCAGCGACAGGTCATCGCCGATGTTGCCGAACAGCTTGGCGATCGCCTCCTTGTTCTTTTCCTCGTCGGCACCGAGCTGCAGCGTGATCTGCTTGTTGTAGCCGTCGATGATGCTTGCTTCGATGCCCAGCGTTGCAGCGAAGCCGCGCGCCGCATCCATCAGCGCTTTCGTACTGTCGGAGAAGCCGCTCTGCTGGTCAGTGCTCAGCGGGTTGGTTTCGGTGTAACGCTTGTCGCTGCGGAACCAGCCCCCTTTCTCCAGGATTTTTGCGTAGTTCTCGCCAACGAATCCGGCGGCACTGATCGAGCCGCGAACTCCGCCCTCTTCGATCTCAGGGTTCTTCCGGCCGAACAGCTTCGAGATCGGTCCCATGCCGGCGAAGATGTTGGCAGCAGAGTCGCTCAGCCCAATACCCTTGAGGATATTGTTTGCCAGGAACATCGGCGCATTTACCACCTTGCCCAGCGAGTTCACCGTGCCGTTGTTGGCGTCCCAGCCCTGCTTGTACAGGTTGTTCGACAGGGCCATTCCGGCCGCGATCCAGCCTGCAATTGGGATGGCGTAGGTGCCCGCGCTCATGCCGGCAGAGGCTCCAGCGGCCAAGTTCCCGGAGGTCTGGGCCGACGCGTACATCGCCGCCATGCCGGTGTTGCCGCCCGCCGCCGACAGGCCCGCGCCGAACGACGACACGGCCGACGATCCAAACATCGAGCCAGCCGAGCTCGCCCAGCCGCCCAGCGTGCTCGCGATCCCGCCGGTGAACCCGGAGTAGATCGTCTTGCCCATATTGATCAGGCTGCCGGCGTTGGCCAGCGTACCACTCGATCCGCCTTGGCCAAGCATGCCGGCCAGGCTGTTGCTCGCCGGCGCCACCACCGCCTGGATCACGGGACGCAGGACCAGCGTGCTGAACATGTTCTTCATCGTCTCGACAAAGTTCTTGCCCAAGCCATTGCCGGACTCGAACCCGCGCAGCAGCGCATCGGTCAGTGACTGCTCGATCGTTGCAGAGGTGCGCTTCCATTCCTCAGCAGCCTTCTTCGCTGCGTCGACCTGCTCCATTGCGGATACGGCCACCGCATTGCGCCTCTTCACGTCGATCAGCTTTTCGAGGTGCTCAATCTCGTCCAGCGTCAGGCCGAGCGTCGAGCGCTGGGCCAGCTGCTCCTCCAGCCGCGCCAGCTCCAGCTGCTCGATCGCTGACGTGGTCATGCCGTAGGTGCGCGCCAGGTCCTCGTTGCGGCTCGCTTCGGTTTCGGCATCCTGCAGGCGCTTGGCATAGACCGTGCTCGTCGCCTCCAAGCCTTTCGAATACTCGGTCTGGAAGTCGCTGATTTCCTTGAGGGCCTTGGCCCGGTCCTCTTCCGCCTGCTTCGCGCGTGGCTGTTGGCTGTTGTACTTTTCGAGAGTAGCGTTGTACTCGGCCAGCGACTGCTTGCCAGCTTTAAACCCAGCGGCCAGCTTTGCTACGTTCTCTTCGTAGTCTGAATCGACGCCCAGGCTCTTGCCGTTGATGCGGGCGAGTAGATCGGCATACTCCTTGGCGGCTCTTCCCTGGTCCGAGATCGCTTTCGCTGCAGCCGGGTCGACATACTTGGCGCGCACCAGCTTTTCCATCTCTGGCGGAATGGCCCCAAACTGCTTTTTGAGTTCTGCGAGTTCCGCCGCAAGACGCTGCGCCGGGGTGCCGTTTTTCTCGAACCACTGATCGAGTCGCTCATTGCGAGTGCGTGCTGCTGCAATCGCAACCTCGCCTTGCAGGGTAGCCACCCTGCTCAGCGCCGCCTCATAGTTTTTCGAAAGTTCAATTTCCTGCGTGCGCAGGTCAATATTGAGGTGGTATTGCCTGTTGTCGCGATTCGCCTGTTGGTCAGCTTTATTCTTCGCCAGCGCCTCCCGAGCGCGCTCAAGTCCATCCCGGTCGACCTGGCTTATGCCATCCAGGGCCTTGACTCGCGGGTCCTCGGCGGCCAGAGCATTGCGCTCGCGAAGTTTCGCGATTTGCTCGTCCAGCCGCTTGATCATGTCAGCTGTCGATTCGTCGGTAGACTGCGCTACCTTGTCATTTGACTCTTTCGCCTTGCTTGCCCATACACCCCAGATCGTAGCAGCCACGCCCAGCAGACCGATGATGACGCCCACCGGACCGCCGGCCAGCGCCATCACGCCGCTGAAGGCGCGCCCCGCTACCGATGCCGCGCCTGCAGCTGCAGCCTGTGCGGATAGCGCCGCTGCGTGCGCTGCGGCCGCAGTAGTGGCTTTCGCCTGAGCGGGAATCAGAGCGTTCGTAGTAATCGCCAGCGCGACATTGCCCTCGGCAGCGAGTACAGCAGCACGCAATTCGGTCACACGCGCGCTAGCGAGCGCGGCAGCACTTGCAGTGGCAGCGACGTCCGACCGGGCGGCCGCAAGATTCGATGCTAGCCTGGCGTTGTTTGCTACTACGCTGGCGTAGGCGCCGGAGGCTGCCGACGCAAGGGATGCCCCGAGTTTGACAGCAGCAACGGTAGCCATCGCCCCGCCCGCGAGTACGAGGTTATCGCTCAGCAGCCTGATCCCGCCCGACAGCACGGCGACTACTCCGCTCGACTGCGCGGTGGCACCGACGAGCAGCATCGTTTTGTCCTTGAGGACCGTGATCGCGCCGCCGACCGTCTCAACCGACTTCGCCTCTTCGCGGAGCTTTTCCAGCGCTCGTGGCAATCCGTTTGCAAGCACCTCGGTCGTCAGCGCACCCTGTTCGGCCATTGCGCGCAGTGCGCCGACTGGCACGCCGATCCCATCGGCTAGCGCCTCCATCAATCGCGGCGACGCTTCATTTACAGAGTTGAATTCCTCACCGCGCAGAACTCCTGACGCGAATGCTTGGGATAGCTGCAGGATCGCCGAAGACGCTGATTGCGTGCTTGCCCCCGATACCTTCAGCGCCAGACTTACGACTTCTGTGATATTGGCCACCTGTGCCTGGGCAATGCCGAGATCGCGGGTGCTCTTCGTGATGCTCGCGTAGAGTGAAGCGGTGCTTGCAAGGTCCGACTGGGCGGAGGCGGCAATCTGCTGCGTAGATGCCTGAGCCCTCAAAAACTCGCTTTGGCCGGTTGTCGCCAGCTTGAGTTGGGCGAGGTAACTGCCGTATGCATCCGAGAGTTGCACCACGCTCGCGATCCCGGCGCTGGCGCCGGCCGCGGCGAGTGCAGCAGCGAAACCACTCACTGAATTTCCTGCATTCCCGGCGGCCTCCTCTGCAGCTCCCAACTGCTCGATCAGCGGGCGCGCATCATCTGCAACACCCAACTGCTCGGCGCGCAGGGCGGCTAGTTGTGACGCAGTCTTTCCGATTCCATCCGCCTGGGAGCGCAATCCGGCGAGAAAATTATTGCCCTCGTCAAGCTGACGCTGGGCGGCGGCTGCCTGCGCCGTCTTCTTGGTGACGGCATCCAACTGATCAAGGTAAGGCTGCAGCGCCGCGACGTTCAGCCCACGTGTATTTGCCAAGGCCGCGTAGTAGGCGGCGCTACCCTTCGCGCCAACATTCATCGTAGCGGTGGCGCGCTGGATCGCTTCGGCCATGCTTTTGGTCGCGCTGTCGACCTTGCCCGCTGCTGCGCCAGCGCCGTCGCCGACAGTCCGCAAGCCCGGCGTGCTACCAAGGTTTTCGAGGGACTTGCTGGCCTTGCCTGCAGTCGCAGCGAGGTTCTCGAGATTCTTTCCTGTCTTGGCGGTCGCTTTCTCGACTTCACGAAGACCAGTCTCGACGCCGCTGGCGTCGGCCGAAACCTTAATGACTGCCTCGTTTACGATTTCGCTCATGTTCCGCCCATAAAAAAAGCCGCCCGAAGGCGGCTTGGTTGCCGGTAGCTGCGCTCACTAAAACACAAGCGCCTGCATTTTTGTAAATGTTTTCGAATCCGTAGTGGCAAGCATCTTCTTGCCGTCGTTGAACTGAGCAACGAACGTAACGTCCTTCCCCTTGCCACCCAGGAGCGCTCCCGCAAGCAGCCCAACCGGTCCGAGGATTGCAGCTCCTGCTAGACCCCAACCGATCGTTCCGCCAACTCGCCTAACTTCTTCCTCTGTCGCTATAGACACCGATGTCAAGTAGCCAATGAGAGCGATGCTTTTTCCGGTAAGGCCGTCGCCCGGCTGCCAGTTCAACGTAATCACGTTGAAGCCAATCGAGTGGCTACCATTCGGGAAATCACCCGCGTGTATTTCAAGTTTCGCCATGCCGCCTCCTTTATTGAGCGGCAATGTTACACCAGCACAATCGGGCAACACGAAAAGCCCCTCTCGGAGCTTTTCGCTTGCTACCCATACCACGGCAAACCGCGCCTTACCTAGCCTGACCCGAGCTTGCCGTGCCGAGCCGAATCGGACCCAGCCAAGACTTGCCGTACCTCGCTAGCGATGCTAACCGCATCAACCAACACCCTCATCGAAGATGCTGGCTGCTGTTGTCAGCCCATAGCCCGCCAAGCCATGCCATGCCGTACCAAGGCCGAGCCTGCCGAATCGAAGCTCGGCGGAATTCTATTCCACTGCCGTCTTGTGCATTCCGCGCAACATCGCAATGCGCGCGATGGCATCGAGGTTTTCCTTTCGTTCCGCCTCCGTCAACTCGCCGAGCCTCACGTTCTTCAGCGTTGCCGCTGCCTTCCTATATGAGCGCTTCGCGTCCCGCTCGAACCGCTCTTGCGCGATCGCGCTCTGCTCCCTGGGTGGTACCAGCCTATAGCCTTCGCCATAAACGCTGCTGAGAAAAACCTGATGCTGTTCGAGCAGCTCGGTTCGAAACGATTCAATATTGCGCAGCCAGTCGAACTGCCTCGCGCTCCAGTCAGCCGGCAGCAGCGGCTTGTCCTCGTCCAACTTTGCCATGCCGAAGTGCTGCTCGAGCCAGGCGTGCGGCACGATATCGCCCTCCTTGAAGCCAGCGGAGAGGAAATCCCTCACCGCTTGACGCCATTCCGGCAGCAGGGTCGGCTCTGCCGTGTCATCCATACGCCACCTCGAAGCGGCCGAAGCGAGGGCGGTACTCGCAGACGCCGATCAGCGCGCCAGCGTCTGCCAGCGCTTTCCGCACCTCGCCCTCATCGAGAATTTCAGGATTGAATGCGAGCTCGAGCTCGGCTGCCCATTCCAGGAAGACCGGCCGATACCTCATCACCTTTGCCGAGCCAACCTTCACGCCGCGGCAGTCGATGAAGCGATTGTCCTCCCACAGCGCTGCTGGAGATTTCGGGCCGTCGTACAGCAGTTTCACCCGGTCGGTCATCACCAACGCGCCGCGCTTCCATGCGGTGCCGAGTTTCTGCAGCTTGGCGCCAGCCAGGAACGTGGCATCGAAGTTCTGTCCCGGCACGTGCACGCCGGCGGCCTCATTCCAGTAAAGGCCGCTGACGAACTCGGATCGTGCGATTGCGAGGTGATCCTCGTCAGTCTTTTTGCGCTTTGCTGTCAGCGACTTGTGCGCTTTCGTCTCGGGCAGCAGTGGGTTGGCCAATCGGTCGCTGTGCATCATCAGCGGCGATGTACCGGTCAGTTTGAGCTTGAGGATCTCCATTACGCAGCACCTCCCAGCTTGCGGAAGCCAAACTTCATGCCATCGTAGTCAGGCAGCTGCGCACTGAAAGAGAGTCGCGAAAGCCCCTGCGGCTCTCGAGAGAAAAGCGCCCCGACACCTTGAGGCCGCTGGTAATCAGTCATCTCCCGCATCATGCCTGCCAGCCGCTCCTGCCATACGCCCATGCGCTCATTGGCCATCAGCATATAGCCCAACTGTTCGCGCAGGGCGAGGATGCGAACCCGCGCGCCGGTGACGTCGTGGCCATCGCGCTCGAGCTGCCTGATCAAGTCAAGCTCCGGCGCCGGGTTGCGAGGATCGGTCAGCGACTTGAGATCGAACTGCGCCTGGCTATCAAAGCAATCGCCCCTCGGCACTGGCTTGCAACTCGCCAGGGGAAAGCTATAGCTCTGGACAGGAGCAGCCTTAACCTGCGCCACTTCCTTATCGAGGATGTTCAGCACCCAAACGCGAAACGCCTTCGCTTTGTCGGTCCTGGCGAACATGGCCAGAAGGTGGGCGCCGCGCAGACTGAAAAACCGCACTGCTTGCTTGCCGCCCGCCGTCAGGACCTTAATGACTTTCGTCATTGTTGACGTGAACTCATCAGCGCGAGCGTTAAAGAGCTGCTTAATTGCCTTGTCCGGGCTGGCATACGCGAGCGCCACCCCGACCTCGGTGCCACTCATCCACAGTTGACCATCGCGCACGATAGTCTTGATTGAATGACCTTCGAAGGTCAGTGCCAGTTGCAATTTCGCCGTGCTTGTCATAGCATTCATCTCGATTCCTCATTTAGCTGTGGTTTCACTAAAGCCCCGAGCCCATCCGCCAAGATCGCTCGGGGTTTTCTTTTGTTAAGCGACTTCCCGTTTCTCAGCCGCATGCTTCGCCTCGCGAATTACTTCCACAAATTCCGCGTTCAGCGAACGATAACTTTGATCCGCGCGCTCCTTTATCCACTCCGCAAGAGGCCCGGGCAGGCGGACTTGGCCGCGCCAGATCTCGATGTCCTTTCGAGTTGCCATCATTTCCTCTCCATTTTCGCCTTCATTTTGAAGGCATGTAGACAATAGTATAGTGCCTCCAAAGTGAAGGCAAGAACTATTTTAGTGGCACACTTGGGACACGCTGTGTACCATTGCGGCTATGGCAACCCAAGACGATTACGTAAAAACTGCATTGCGGCTTCCGAGGCCATTGCACGCAAAACTCCAAGAAGCTGCAGACGGCAGCGGCAAGTCGCTCAATGCAGAATTCATCGCCCGGCTCGAACAGTCATTCGATGACACCGCCCCCGCGATGGCCACTGCAGTGGCACGCTTAAGTATTCTTCTGAATCTCACGGATGCGCAGAAAATTACCGAGCAGTTGAAGTCAACAATCGTTGCCACGCATCTTCGCCAGCTTGGGGAGCTCCTTCTCCCCCGTCTTGACCCGGCAGAAGTTCAGCTCATAGCAGAGGTCAAAAAAATGATGTCTGAGGCAAGCTCAGCAATTCATTCTCCGCAAATGCTGCAACAGGAGTCGATGAAGCGTATCGACGAAATGCGAAAGAGCCTTGAACAGCTGCAAAGCCTTTCTGGGGCCGCGGAAGCGGGCCTAGACTTAAACGAGTTCCAAGAGGCGATTCTCGAAATGAGTGAAACGGCTGGGCGCAAAAAAATTCTTCCGTGAAAGGGGGTATCGATTCGATACCCCCTTTAGTTCTTGCGTCGCATCGCCTCGAGAGCTGCATCCTCCATCGTCTGCAAGTCCGCATCCAACTGGTTGTATTCCTCGGGCGTCAGCCCCATCCGATCCATCCGGCTGTAGGCGACAAGAAAATCCAAACCGATCGGACCGCCCATTGGAGCGAGTCGCCACTGCTTGCGCAGCCCATAGAAAAGATCGAAGGCCCGCAGGTTCTCGGGCCAGACTTCAACTGCATCCGCCGCCAAGTCTTCACGGCGCAGGCCCGCGACCTCCAGATCGGCGTCGCTGGGCTCTGCTTCGTAAAGGGCCGAGGCGACGGCCCTTAGTTTTTTGCGCGGGCGCCGGTGACTTCGGCGATGAACTTGTCGAGGATGGCGCGCGCGGCGCCCATGTAGCGCTGCACCAGCTTTTCGACCTGGTCCTTGTTGAAGGTCTCGTCCAGGTCCCAGCCTGCCAGGATGTCCATCAGCGCGTCGACGTCTTCGGCGCCGGCCAGGTTCTCGATGAATTCTTTAAAGTTGTCGCGGCTCATCCACTTGAAGGTGAATTCCACATCGGCGGTTTTGCCGCCCGGGACCGGAATGGCAACGACTGCAGCGAAGGTAGCGGCGACGGCCAGGGAGAGTTTTGCTTTTGCCATGATTATTTTCTTTCAGGTGGGAGTGATTCAGGAAAAAGACCGCGAGGCGCGACCCCGCGGCAGGAAAAGCTAGCGCCGACCATTCGGCGCCAGCTGGCAACGCGGTTTAGTAGCGGACGACCTTGTTCTGCAGCGAGAAGATCGACTTGACGGACATGACGCTGCCTTTCGCCAGGCTCGGCGATTCGTTGAACGAGCAGTAGCCGGCATACAGCAGCACGCCGCCGCCAGGCAGCAAGCCGCGCAGGCAGGTCAGCTTCACGCCGTCCGAAACGGCCTTGAGCGCAGCGTGGTGCGGCAGCGACTTGTCGTCTGCGGTCGTCAAAGTGACGGACGTGGCGGTGAAGCCGTCCGGCAACATGACTGGCATGTTGGAGTCGAGCAGAGCCACCTCGACGTTCTTGCCATCGCCGCCGGAGATCTCTGCGCTCACCACGCCGGTTACCGGCACCCAGGTCGTGACCTTGCGCACAGTGCCTGTGCCGGCGCCAACCGGGAACAGCGAAGTGTCGGTCGTATCCAGGCCCTCGAAGGTGAGCGACGTGCCCGAAGCTGCCTTCGCGCGGAACACGCGGCCAGTAGCCTGGCTCCAGCCACCGATGTATTCGAAATAGTCGCCAGCAGCGAAGGTGTTGGTTGCGGTGGCGACCGCTTCCGTAGCATTGCTGATTGCAGTAATGCTGATGGCGGCGGCAAAGGCGGACGCAATTGCGAACGCGATATTATTGGGCAGTTGCATAAGGGCCTTCCAAATGAAAAAGGCCCGTCGCCGGGCCAGTTGCGCCCGTTTGGGCAAAGAAAAGCCGCCCGGAATATCGGAGCGGCTTGGGGATTGGGTGTTGCTAGGTCAGCAGAACAAGCTGAAGTCCTGCATAGTTCCGCGAAGGTTCGTCGGTTCGTCGTATGTGGCCACGCGGCCGGTCAGCACCTCGACCTGCAGGTGATTTGCGGAGCGCATAGCGTCCTCAACCAACATCCCGAGCTCGGACGCCTCCATGCGGCGCTCGGCCCAGACGTTGACCTGCATGCGCACATGCTGCTTATCAGGGCGATCTCCGCTCAGGTAGTTAGTCGGGGCACCGCCCACGGATTGAAACGTGACATACGGCTTCACGGTGTCGAGCGGCGCAATGTCTGGGAAGACCCGACCGCCAGCGAGGCCCAGGAGGACCTGGTAGATGTGCTCTTCGGGTGTCATGGTTTTGTCAGATTTTTGCTAAGTTGTTCAGCCAAGGTTTTTGTCATGGCATCAGCCGCCTCTTGCTTCTTACTCTCAAAGGCTGGCCTCATAAACGGATACGCTGGGACCATAGCGGTGCCGTTCTCCAGCTCCGCTGCTTTTTTCTCCCAGTATTTCGCCTCTCGAGCTCTATGCCGCTTCCAGTTCACTACGCGGCCAGTCTTCTTGCTGACGTTCTTGTTTTGCCTTACCTTCGCGTGACCGTTTGCGACAAATTTCCAATAAAACGCGTCGCTGCCGTTAAATTGGCCTGAGCGCACAGTCACCAAATAGACCTGCCGCCGGCCGCCGTCAGCTTCTTCAATCAGCCGTTTGGCAATGATGTTTCTATAAATCGTGTAGGTTTTGGCGCGCTTCAGTGCGTTGAGTTTGGCCTCATCGCGAAACACTTCGGCAGCTGAGAATCCAACCGTACGCAGCGTCTCTTCGCCAACTGCTTCAGTGATCGTCCTTTGTGCCGCTGTCATCGCGGCTTCAAAACCACTCATGTCAAAGTCGATCATTTCACGCTCTCGCAGACCAGAAACATGAAGTCCCGATCGTCCGAATCTGGCAGCACCGCCTCGATGTCGTAATCGATGCCCTTGTAGCGCGCGCGCATTGAGGCATCGATGTCGCGGCAAACCCGGATCCTGATCGAGCACTTCACGATCGAGAGGTCCGCATTCGCACGGATGGCGCCGGCGCCGGACTGGAATTTGACGTTCGCCCAGGTTGACCGGAGCGCCGACCAGCTTTCGGTGGGCTGGCCAGCGCTGTCGCGGCCGGCGACGCGCTTCAGGATCTGCACTCGATCGTTCATCATCCGTAGACCACCTCCGGCCACAACAGCCGCTTCACGTGTTCGTTCTTCGGCTGGCCACCGGACTGGAAATGCTCGGACAGGCGCGCCAGAATGAACCCCGAGATCGCATCCGGCACCGTCGTGTGGTCAGGGCCGTAGCCGCAACGGATTTGCACCTCGACTGCGTTGATCCGGCGCGCCGTCGCTGGCCAGCGCCGCCCGGTCGCCGGCACGATGTAGCCCGGCTCGCTCTCGCCGTCGACCTGGTAATCGAGCGGGTCGAGGGTTTGCTGGACGCCCTCGGCGTTGTAAAACTTGATGTGGTCGACCTGTAGCAGCGGCGGCCGGCGCAGCGCGATCGCGCCGTCGAAGCGGTCCAGCGTCAGGCGCCAGGTCTGCTCCATCACCGCGCGGTTGGTTTCCCCTTCTGCTTCTGTGGTGTAGGTCCGGATCGCGCGCTCGATCTCGCTGTCCAGCGCCGAGGTGCCGTCTTCTTCGACGTCGACGCGCGCGGCCAGGCGGGCCTCGACCATCGAAACGGCGAGCCCGGTGGGCGGCGTGATCAGTTTCCAGTTCATCGGGTTGTTCCTTGTGTTGCTGGCGGGCGGCCGGCGCCGACCTGGCCGCCGGTCGCGATCGGAGCGCGCGCGTACTCAACTGGCTGCTTTGCCCGTTTCTGATCGGCTTGGCCTGATTGCTCGAGCTGAGCGCGCACAGCCGGAAGTCTGCTGACGTCGTACATCAGGTATCCCGCCTTTTGAAGTTGGTGGTTTTGTCGAAACGCTCGCCGTTGGCGCACGTCACACGCGCAGTCCATTTCCAAGCCGCAGGCGGATCGCCATCGATGCCGCCCAGGAATGCTATTGCGTAGGTGCGTTGCTCGCCGCCGACGGTGACCACCTGAATTTGCGGAGCTTCCAGCTGCACAACGCCAGCCAGTACGAGCTCCAGCGCGCCAGTTGATTTCGGAGTGGTTGCTCGGTCGGCCAGCTCTGCCGTGATGTCGGCCACGTAGTAGCTTTTCTCGTCTGGATCGCGGAAGACGAACCAGTCACTTCCTTCTTGCCAAGGGGCCTTTTCATTCATTCGAACCTCACTACTCGGCTACCGCTACCCTCAAAGGGCGTTACCCGGCTGCCGCTGCCTTCGAAAACGACGATCCGGGCCAGGGAGATTTTTGATACGTCGATCTGCTCGGAATCGCCCTCATCCGGCGGCGCTGCTGTTGCCGCCTGCGGGCCGCTAACCGAGCGCATGCCCACTGCGTCGAATCCGATCATTGGATTTCCTTTTGGATTAGGCGGTAGGTGGGCGAGACGGCAAGCGCCGAAGGACCGCCGCCACCATCTTGGCAATCTCGGCATAGCCCGAGTTATTGAAATGCAACAGCTTGTTGTCGGCTTCGACCTTGAAGTAACGCTGGTACCCGGTCGCCTTGAAGGTGGCGCGTTCAAAATTTGGGATCGCGAACGGGCTACCCGGCTGGCGCACGTCGACCATCGCCTCGTAGCCCATGGCCGCCTGATTTTCCCGGATAAGCTGGTTGTAATCCTGAAACCGCTGATTGATCGTTGGGACGTAGGCGTCGCTGGAGGAATCGCCCGGATAGACCGGCGCCAGTGTCAGCAGCACGACCCGCCATGGGTTTGCCGGGTTGGTCGCCAAGCGCGCCTGAATGTAGGCCCGCATGTTCGTGTAGGCCTGCTGCGCACTCGAGCCTGAGCCCAAGATATCGTTGACGGCCTCCCATACGAGCAGGATATTCTGCTTGCCGGCTTGATGCGCTGCGTTCACATCGGACGCGCTCGACGTCATCTGGTTCGTGCGCTGGCCGTTGATGCCTAGATTGGTGATCGCAAGGCGTCCGCGAATCGGCGCCATCTCCGCGAGCTGGACAGGGAACGACCGCCCGTTCGTTGAGCCGTCGCCATACACCAGCGAATTGCCGTCAGCGGTGACGGCCACTCGGTCAGCGGTGTAGTTGAGACCGCCCGAGCCACCCATAATCGGCGCGATCATGAGAAACCCTTGGTGCGGATGGTATGGAGCCGGCCTTCGGCGTTCGCCACGGCTGAGAACGCTGCGCCGAAGAACAGTTGGCCGGTCGCCGCGCCGGCCCAGGTTTTCATCACCGCCACGGTGCCGTCGGCGCGCTCAATTTCTGCAATGATCGACGACCCGGCGCGACGCAACCGGATTTTATCGCCGCCGACTCTCGCAGTTGCCGTATATGGCGACGCAGTCGATCCGTTGGCATAAGCAATGTAGCTGCCGTCCGCTTTTAGGAAGATCGCATATTCCCACGCGTTGATTCTTTCGAGCGCGTTGGTGCTCTTTGCGAACAGCATCGCGTCCATCTGTGAACCGCGAGTCGTCTGCACTTGGATAAAGCCGTCAGCGTTGGCCGGGAGAGATGTGACGCTCATGCCTCCGGGGCTCGCGATTGACGATCCGAAACCGGCAGCGGTGCCGGCGTTCTGGTAGTAACCATACGGAGCGGCAGTGCCTTCCTCGGCCACGCGGTCCAGTGCAGTGAAGCGCCCGTCTTCTTCGACGCCTGGAGTGCTTGCCGCCAACATGGTGACACTGGCCTGCAATGGTGTGGCGCGGTTCCCCGCGGCGTCATACGAGCGCACGCGCAGTTGCTCGGTGCTGCCGGCGGTGGCGTTGGTCACGCTGGTGGTCAGCACATTGCCCAAATCGACATAGCTCGTGCCAGCATTGCGGCTGAACTCGTAGCCGGCAACGCCCACGGCATCGCTGGCCGCTGGCCACGCTGGCGTATAGCCGGTCTGCGTAATGTTCGAGATGGTGATCGCCCCGTTCATGGTCGGCGCGGTGGTATCGCCCGGCACCACAACAGCGTCGCTTTCGGTGCTGACGGCCAGCGACAGCGCGGCAGAGCGGTTGCCCGCTGCGTCGAGCGCGCGCACCCGCACCTGATAGGTTGTGTTTGCCACCAGGCCGCTGACCGTGCGGGTCAGCACATTCCCGACAGCGGTGTAAGTGGCGCCGCCATCGATGCTGTGTTCGTACGCCGTCACGCCGACGTTGTCCGAGCCGGCCGTCCAGCTGGTATTGAAACCGCTGGTACTGATGCTCGACGACGAGATACTGCCGCTCATGCTCGGCGCAGTGGTGTCGAGTACAGGGGCCGGCGCAGCGCCGATCGCCTGACTGATCGACACCCACGAGTCGACCCCGTCGTGGAAGAACTGCACCTGGTTGGCGATGCCAGCGCGGTTGTCGTACCCGAGCGAGCCGCCCCACTCCTTAAACGCGGAGAAGTTCGGCGCATTGGTGCCGTCGGCGACCAGGCGCAGGTAGACCAGCGCCCCGCGCACGGCCGATGCCGCCGGCGTGAAGGTCAGCGGCCCACTGACCGTCTGCTGCTGCATGAACGCATGGCCGGCGCGTGCCAATGGAATGGTCGACGAGAACGACACATCGAAGACGCCTGTCAGCGAGTTAATCTCGTCGGCGGTCAGGACCTGCTGCACCGTCTTGGCGCCGGCTCCGAAGTTCACCTTCTGCCCCGCACCGGCCGAGCCGTTGATGATGACATCGCGCGAGAACGTCGTGGCGGAAAGGACCGTGCAGAGGGAAAGCTCCCATGCCGTGCCTGCCTCATCCTCGATGCGCAGCGCGACTTGCTTCCCGACCGGGATATCCGAGAGTGGGCGTGCGCGCGCTGCTGCGGCGCTGACCACGGTCCCATTGCCGGTCCCGATTGCTGCGGCTGTGGTCGTCGTCTTGATGCAGTTGTAGATCATGCGCGTCAGTCTCGCTATCGGTAATCTAGGTTTCGCTGGCCGTGGCCAGAGTCAGAATCTTCATTCGGCCGCGGCGCTCGTACTGCACCGTGGTCACTCCGCGCTCGCGGAGCATGGCCAGGGCCGCTTCATACGTGGCTCGGTCGATTTCTCCGACGGCGCCATGCAGGTAGACGACCTTGTCCGAGAGGTGGCTGACCGTCATGATTCCCAGGTACGGCCGGCGTTGCTCGTAGCCGCCCGGCGCGTCATACACGCGGAGGGTCGAGACCATGGGGGTCATATGCAGGTGGGTCATGACGATCCGCCGAGGTGGTTACTGCTTCGCGCGGGCACGCTTCGGCGCCGCTGGGATTTCGACCGCGGGAGGGTCTTCAGCGTCAGGCGCTGGGTCGGCGGGCGTTTCGTCCGCCGGATTCGCACAGCTCGACGCCTCCGACGCCGCGCCAGCCTCCACGGTCCATCCTTCATTCGTCGAAACCGTGATCAGGCCCTGGTCTTCGGTCTCGATCTCGGCGCCGACCGGGAAGTGTTCTACCTTGACGCCACCGTGCGCCCAGTCAAAGGGCAAAATTGCTTTGAGCTTCATCTCTACTCCATGTGAATGGCGAGCCGTTGAAGGCTCGCCATGGGTGGGTGGATTAAGCTGCTGCGATCTTCAGCTTGCGGCCGGCTTCCGCCTGGCGCACGCCGCCACCGACGCGGCGGCGAGCACGGAACACGACCAGGCCGTCGTCGGCGCCAGTGGTGTAGTCGGCCTGCAGAGACACATTCACGCGGTCGACGATGACGTACAGCTTTTTGAAGTCAGCGAAGACGATCGGGAATGCGTTTGCAGCGACGTTCGGCATGTCTGCCATTTCGGCATACGACGAACCGAGAATGGTGTTCGGCGCACCGTTCGCGATGCCAGGTGCCCACAGGTACTGGTTGCTGGTGTCCTTCAGCTTGCGAACCTGGCCGAGGGTATTGCGGTTCAGGCCCCAGATCGCATTACGGGCATGCGCCGTTTTCAGGTCATGGAACAGCGAGATCAGGCCGTCGGCCGTGAGCTTGGCTGCATCGCCGCTCAGCGTGAAGCCGATGCCGGTATTGGTCAGGATGCCTTCCATCTGCGCCGAACCGCCGGTGCCGCTGATCGATTCCTGGCCTTCGCGCACCGCAAACTGCTCCGACGCGTCTTCGCGCAGTTCGGCGAACAGGTCGTAATCGGAGTCTTCCAGCATCTGCTGCGACACTTCGATACGGGCGAACATTTCTGGAGCGAAGAACTCCAGCATGCCGTATTCTGGATCGCCGGTGTTGGTGCGCTTGGCGGTCTCGCCGACGCGCGAAGCAGCGCCGTTGCCGGTCTTCTTCGGCATCTTCAGGCTCCCGACGCCGATCGTGCGCACGGTGGCCAGAGCGCGAATCGGCGTCAGCTCGATCACGTTCTTGATGATTTCTTTCTGCATTTCCGGCGGGGCCAGCAGATATCCAGCGCTGGCGTCGTCGCTCTTTACCAGTGCAGCGGAGCGCTCACGCAGCAGAACCATGTCGGCCGGGTCGCGGTCGCCGGCGGCACGGCGCATGGAGCGGTCGAACGCGTCCATATATTCTTGCGCAGCTTTTGCCTGCGGATCGGCGGCGCCGCCCAGGCCTGCACGGTTTGCGATTTTTTCGATCGCGTCCAGCTGGTCCTGCATCGCTTTGTTCTGCTTTTCGATCAGCATCAGTTGCTGGTTCGCCCCTTCGTGCTTGTCGAGTGCTGCGTTGATTTTGTCGAGCTTCGCGTCCAGGTCCGAGCTGCGTTTCGATTGGTTCGCGTCGTTCGTTTTCTTGAACTCGGTGAACGCTTCCATTACTTCTTGAACGGCGTCTTTGTCTGCCATGGTCATTCCTTGATGGTGGAGGTAAGTTGTTTGATGCCCTGCGCCAGGCGGTGGGCCGCCGAGCGCTGCTCATCCGCAGGGTCCCCACCATCACGGAGGGGCTGTACTGACGGGTTCGACGAATCGTCGCGATTCGCCTTCGGCATCGCTGCTGCGATGCGCTTTGCCTGCGCGTGCGACAGCCCTTCTGCATCGCGCAGGAAGGCTTCGAACTCGCGGATTTCGGGGGTACCGGCGGAAGCCAGCAGGTTCTGCGGGGTGTTCTTGAAGAGGTTGAGCATCGCCGAGTTGGCGGCCTTCTTCTTTTTGGCCGGCACCAGCACGTCGGCAAAGCCGGCGTCGACGGCCTGCTGCCCGAGGAACCAGGTCTCAGCGTTGACCCACGCCTCCAGGTCAGCGCGCTTCGCATCAGTGCGCGCCTCGTAGATGTTGATCAGGCCCGCTTGAAGCTGGTCGAGGATGTCGGCTTCCTTGCGCATTGCGTCCGCATCGCCCCACATGCCGGACCACGGCTTGTGGATCATCAGATTCGCGCCCTCGCTGATGCGGATCTCGTCGCCAGCCATCGCGATCACACTCGCGATCGATGCTGCGATGCTGTCGATGTGGACGATGATTTTTGCATCGTGCCGCGCAAACGCTTGGTAGATGGCCAGCCCTTCGAATACCAGTCCACCGCCGCTGTTGATGCGCACGTGGATCTCGGCGACGTCCAGTGCGGCGATCTGGTTCGAGATCGACTCGCCAGTGATGCCTTCGTCGTACCAGCCGCCGCCGATGTCACCGTAGATCAGGACTTCGGCCTGGTTGTCGCCGGTATCCGCATTGATGCGAACCTGCCCAGGCTTCAGCGCCATGCGATTGACGTAACGGAAAGAGCCAGCGTCCGCCGGATCTTCCTGGGCCAGTTGTGAGAGGACGGAATCGAGGCTGTCCCGCGCCGCGCGCAGCGCGCTCTCGTTTGCGGCGGACAGCACTCGTCCTGCAGCAAGTGGCTGCATATTCAATTTGGACATACCGGATTACTCCTGAGGAGCTGGTGTTTCAGGCTCGGCGGGCTTTTGCTCGCCGACGATGTTTGCGGGGATGCGGAGAAGGTTGCTGGCAGGGTCGTCGTCGGGATTGCGGTCGAGCAGCCCGCGCCCTTCGTTCGGCGTCAAGATGCCGCCGTTCACATAGCCCAAGATGATGTCCTTCGTATCTTTGGCAGAGCCGCGCAGCATCCCTTCTTCGGTGAAGTTGGTGTAATACCCTTCTTCGATCTCTGCCTCGGACAGCAGGTTGATCACGGCAGACTGCTCGAACGCTTCCCAGCGCGGCGCCAGACAATCTTCCCGGTGCGCGCGATTCATCTCCTCGGCGCTGGCGAAGGTTGCGGTTTTGTCCGAGAAGCCGACCTTGATCGGCAGGACCCCGAAGAACGAGCAGATTTGCTCGATCTGAAGCTTGCGCGTCTCATTCGCCTGAGCGTCGACGCTGCTCATGGACGTGTTCAGGAATTTGGCATTGCGGTCGAGGATCATCGGCCGGCCGGCGTTCTGCGCGCCAGCGAACTGCTTGACCACCCAGGCGGTCAGATCATCGTGCTGCTTCTTGTCGAGCGTGCCCTCGATCGAGTAAATACCCGAGTTGCGAATCCCGTTCTTGTGCAGCTGCGCCGCGGTTTCCTCGGTGGCCAGCGCCAACCCGATCGCTTCGCGCGCTAGCCTGATGACGTCTAGACCTTCGATGCCGTCCAGCGTGGGGCCACGCAGATGCCAGATGTGCTTCCTGGTGAAGGTTTTGAAGGTTCCGTCCAAGCCGTAGACGTCATAGAAGATTTCCAGCGTCTGCGCATCGCGGCGCACCAGAACCTGCCCAGGCGCGAACGGAATCAGCTCGAGGATTTTCCCCGTCATGCTCAAGTTCTTGAACACGAAGGCCTGCCCGCACAGCTCGATGTGCCACGCTAGCATCTGCCGAAATTCGAAGCTGGTCTGCCAGTCGTTCGGTTTTAGCGACAGCATTCGATATAGCTTGTGCCACTTCGCTGGCACGCGACGCCCGCGCACCTCCTGCATCAGCTTGAACGGGACTTGCGCCATGCCGTTGCCGATTACCCGAGCGCATGAGAAGACCGTGGCCACCTGGATCGCAGTTCGCACATTCACTGCACGTCCGGTCGCGGATGAGAGCCATCCTGCCATCTCTTGCCAGAAAGGCTCCTTGAATGCCTCGTTTCGCCGGCCAGATCCGGATCGGACGAAAATCGACATCAGTCCCCCACCTTGGCGCGTGCGATGTTCACGCTCGCCAGGACGCCGCCGACCATCATCAGGACGCCGGCGGCAATGCAGCCGGCTGCCGGATGCAGCAAGCCAACGCCGAAAGAGAATGCCGCGGCGCCGGCGACGATAAGGGCATCGGGAGCCAGTTTGGTAAGGGTTTTCATCAGGACTCCCAGAATGAAGTAGCGGTAGCCTCGTTGCTGATAGCGCGAGACACCCCCATGATCGAGGCGACAGCGCCGTCGATTTTTTGCTCCGGCTTTTCCTTGCGCGGATAGATGTTGTCTTTGGCATCGAGCTTTGCCACGACGTTCGACATCATCCAGGCAAGCATCGGATTGCCGTCGTGATGCACGCGGCCGGCCTTGATGGCGCTCTCAAATTCCTTCATCGGGAGCGACAGGTTCTTGACGGTCTGCCCGAGTTCGACGGCAGTGACGCCGTTTTTCGTAAGCCGCTGCTCGAGCTGCGCGGCGCGGTATGGGTCGAACACAACCTCATCCGGCCCAAATTCCGCCACCAGGGCGAGCATGTCTTCCTCGATCAAATCGAAGTCGATCTCGGCGCCGTCGTGCTGCTGAAGGAATCCCTCGATCACCCACTTCCGGTAGGCATTCGCGTTCTTCTCCGCGTTCTCGATCGCGGCCTCAGGTAGGTAGTAGTCTCCGAACAGGTAGAAGTGCTGCTTGCCCTCGATCTCGCGCACGAACACCAGCATCAGGACGCACACGTCGGAGCGGCTGGCCAAGTCCAGCGTGAGGTAGCATCGCTCCCCTTTGAACTGCTCACGGCGCAGCGTCAGATCCGCGCACTTGTTCCACTCGAGCATATTCAGCCAGGCGGACTTCGCCGAGCACCAGATGTTCAAGTGCTTCGTCTTGAAACGAGTCTGTTTCGAAGCGCTCTGCGTCGCGAGCTTCTGCTGGGCCAGGAGGAAATCCTCGTCGACCGAAATCCCGTAGTTTGGGTTGGCCTTGCGCAGGACCGCTGGACTGGTCCAGTCGTCGCCGTCGTCGATCGTATAGATCAGGGCGAACAGCTCCGGATCGTCCAGCACTCCCTCGAGCACCTTCTTGGCATCCTGCTCCTGGTCGTAGCAAGGTCCGGCGATGTTGAAGCCGGCCGTGGTGATCATGAGCAGCAGCGGCTGCTCGCGCGCGCCCATGCCGGTTTCCATCGTGTCGACCAGCTCAGACGTGTCGTGTTCGTGGTATTCGTCCACGATCGCGCATGACGGCGATGCGCCATCGCCTGGCTTGCCGATCACCGGCTCGAAGCGAGATCCGTCGGCCGGCGCCAGCAGCGCCTTCGCCCAGACCTCGGCGCCGAGCGCCTCCTGCAGCTGCGGCGTCCGCTCGAGCATCTGCTTGGCCGGCCTGAACACTTCCCAGGCCTGCGCCTCAGTGGTTGCACCCGAGTACACCTCGGCGCCGAATTCACCGTCGACCGAAAACATATACAGGCCGATGCCGGAGCCAATAATCGATTTGCCGTTTTTCCGCGGCACCGCGAAGTAGGCTTTTCGGTACCGGCGCCGGTCGTTCTTCTTGATCTTCCAGCCAAATAGGGAAACGAACGCGAAGCACTGCCATGGCTCCAGCTTGATTGTCTCGCGCTTTCTCGCCCACTTCCCTTTGGTGTGGGGCATCAGCGACAGGAACTTGCAGACCTTGTTGGCCGCATCCGGGTCGAAGTAGTACGGGAAGGCTTTTCGCCGGCTCGCCTTCAGATCGTCCAGGTGCTTCTTGCAGGCCAGCTTGACCCACTTGCAGGCGACGATCTTCCCTTTTGTGACTGCCTGCGCGTATTCCAGTGCCGTGCCGACGAAACCGGCCGACATGATCAGTGTGCCTTCTTACTGCCCACCATGTCGGCGAACGGGTTAACCGGGTCCTGCTTTTTGGCCGATACCCGGGAGCGATCCGCCGGCGTCATGCCGAGCACTGCCAACGCGGTGCGAATCTGAGCCACCTGCGCCGAGGTTACCTCGTCGTCAGGCAGTTTGCGAAAGTGGGCGATCAGGCGCGCCGCAAGTTCGACAGCCATCCGGTCCGTCGCTTGCAGGACCGTCGCCGGCAGGGCTGCGACGATCTCATTCCAGGCAGCTTTTTGGTGGGCTTTGAAGTAGGTGGGCGGAGTCGGGTCGAACGCGCCAGATTCGAAATCGTCGCGGCGGCGCGCAGGATCCTTATCAAAGGCACCCCGCGCCTCGAGCACCGCCGAGGGGGTCCGGGGCTTGGGCATCCTGTTACTCCTGAGGTCCGAAAGTCTGAATTGCGGAAGTAAAAATAGAACTTGCTAGTCGGTCTAGGGCCAAAAGGCCCCAAAGGCTAGACCCGCCCCACCCGTTCGGCCTGGGTTTTGGCCTTGTGGCAGTCGGAACAGGCCGCCTGCAGGTTCGCGTCGGCCTCGATCTGCTCGGTCTTCCAGCCCTGGGCGCGCGCCGCTGCCTTGCTGACCTTGTGGTCGACCTCGCTGGCAACGAATCGGCAAGCAGGACCCTTGATCTGGCAAAGCCCGCAGTCTCGTTGCAGGATGCGCTCGCGGCGCTGCTGCCATTCGTACCCATACCCTCGCTGCGCGCTGGTCTGGTTGCCGTGACTGCGTGCCCACCCGGACGCCTGCTTGGCGTGGAGGTCGCAGTAACCAGGGGCGTCAATCAGCCTGCCGCAACTCACTTTTCGGCAAATCGTCTTCGGTCGTGCGGCCATGAGACCTTCTCTACTTAACGGCGCTTCCGCGGGAAGCCGATGCGACAAACGCGTGCATGGGCCGATCGGATTTCAATCCATTGCATCGCCTGCAAGCACACTGGGTATTTCGATAGGAATGCTCTCCGCCGGCTGCTAACGCAACGACATGATCGAGCTCGGGAGCATCATCGTCATATGTGCCCCGCTTCTCGCGCGGCGTTGGGACGCCGCACAGTTGACACGTCCAGTTATCTCGATCGAACACGACTAATGGGTCGACCTGCTCGATGAACCGCATCTGGATGCGTGTGCGGCGCACTGCCTTCGCGGCAAGTCGCTGCGCTCTCTGCCGGCCATCAGCACATGGCACACATAGCGAGGCGTGACTGCGACCGTAGATCGGGCAGAACTCCAGGCCGCAGTCCTCGCAATAGATTGAGCGTGCCGCAAGAGCGTGGAGGTTCCGGCTTCTTTGGCGCGCGGCACACGCCGCCCCGCAGAACGCCCTCTCATACCTTGACACGAACGGGGAAGAACACACGCCGCAGTACAGGGCAAAACACTTGCTATACAGCTCCTTGCTCAAGCGGGCCATGTGCTGGGCATCTGCGCGGGACCCATCCCGGCAAGACATCGAGCAAAACCTATTGGCATAGCCAGCGGCAGCGTTCGTTGCGCTGAGCTTTCTATGAGCAGTGCAGCCGCATTGGGCGCAGGTGAACGACAGCCGCTCGACAGACCGCCTGGTGCGGGCCGTCCGATAATCCGCCAGTGTCAGCCCGGTCGCGCTCTCGCGGCGATCTCTGTCCCGGTACCTGCACCGTGATGAGCAGAAGCGCTGATGCGCGTAGTCTGGAGTGAAGCTGGCCTGGCAGCACGCACATGCGATAGCGCCTTGGCGCCATTCACCTTTAGGCGGTCCAACCTGACGAGCCATGCAGGCGTCGCAATACTTGCCTGACTTGCCGGACTTGAAAACCTTAGTAACTTCGTTGCCGCATTTGCATGCGGCCCTCGCGCGCGCCTCGTCGATCACACTACGCCCTCGATAGCCAGTAGTGCTAATGGTACCGAGTTCGCACAACGGTTGATGCACAGCGCCTGGTGCGGCGCCGCGCTACGTCAGGTCCACCTTGACGCCGCGGTCGACAATCACATCGATCCAGCCATCGACTCGAGCCGGGCATACCGTCCCGCACACGAAGGCCATGGCCAGCGCGGGGCGCACCCACCAGGCGATGCGCGTGCGCAGTTTCACTTTGATGGTTGCCATCAGCGAGCACTCCGTTGGTTGGTCGAGCCCAGGCGTGTGAACAAGCTGTCGGCCATCTGTCGAGGATCGCCCGGCACACTGCGCGCCACGTCGACGACTGACATGCCGGCGGCGCCGTGGCCATTCGCGCGGAGGATCTCCTGGGCGTCGTGGCAGTCAGCCAGGTGCTGGGCAATCTGGTTGATGCGCGCCAGGTCTGCCGCTTGCGACGGTCCGGCGCCAGGCCCGAAGGCAGCGCGCAGGATCTCGGTGCGGTAGATGCGTGCTATGTCATTCATGCTTCTCTCGCACATATAGTGAGCGGCGGGCCACACGCGCGATGGTGGACTCGCTTGGGCGCCAGCCTGTCGCGCAGTTCAGGATCAGCACCAGGCAGATCCACGGCTTCAACCACCAGCGGATTCCGATGCTCAGGGTGATCTTGTTCATGCGCCACCGATCCCTTCTGCCACCTGCTCGCGCCGACGTTGCACCGCATAGCGCAGCCAAGCCAACTCATCTTCGACGGACATGCGCATGGGGCACCTCACAAATAGAAAAGCCGCCGGCGCATTGCTGCGAGGGGCGGCTGTACTGGTAATATAGAATTTCTAACAACACATATTAGGAGCAATGCATGAGCGACTTCGTCCTAGATGCCTTAAGCAATCAAGAAGACAACCCAGGCCACGGCCAATTATCCTGGTCGGTCACGTTCATAAATGGTGAGACAAAGACTGGAAAAATTATGATCGCGGGCGACAGCACTTACGCGTTGGAAGCTGGGGATCGAGTATGGTTCTTCACTGCAGAAAAAGTTATCCATCTTGAACCTCATCGCAAGGGCTTCTTCTAAGCAACCAGCGGGTTGCTCGGTACAGCGTCCTGCAGCATCAGCGCGCCCGGTAGGCGCTCGCCTGGTCTGGCCTATGCCAGATTATGTTCGTGTGTGCGTGGGCGCCGTCTTCGAAGTGTCGCCGGGCGGGCGCTCCGGCACTTCTCGGGCAAGTTTGATCCCGTGCGCATTTCGGCGCGCTTCTATGTGATGACCAGCGTCAGGGGGAATTAGCGCTTCATGGCCAGCTCCTCGCGGGAGGTTGCCCCTACCTCGGATGAGGCGGGGCCGGTCGGCCCCAGGTCTATCTGACAAGTGGGCCGGAAACGAAAAAGGCCCACCGAGATGGTGAGCCCTTTTTTCTAGGCGAGCGCCGGCTTTACTGCTGGCCGGACTGCTCGACTGCCTCGGGTGACGTTGGCGCCTAAGCGCGCATTACGTGGATCGAGGGAACTGTGAAACCGTAGTTTACGCCTGATCCGTACGCTTTACAATACTGCTGTGTTACGTAGGCACATCATTGGCACATTGCGTGTCGCGTGCGGCAACAGCCATTTAGCTAACAGCAGAGGAATAAATGCCTAGCATCGTTTGGGGACGCCATCCGCAAGAGGCGTACGACAATCCATACGAGTATGAAGCCCAAGAGCAGTTCGTTCGTGAGGCGAGCGCACTTTTGAAGGCGCTAAGCAGCAGCTTGGACCGCCTGACAATGGCATTTCATCGCGATGATCGGAGCCTTGAAAAGGCAAGCTGGATGCTTAATCTTGATCTAGTAGATGCTCTCACAGAGATCAAAAAACTCCTGGTTGAACGACGGCACCGAGTGGCATTCCGTCTGCTGAGGGACGTGGTTGAGACCATCGATCTCCTTGAGGTACTACACGCCGCCAACCCTCGCGCCGAGAGGGCATTGCGTGAATGGTATAAGGATCAGACGATATCGCACGGTGAATCACGTCAGCATATTGAAGAGGTTCGCGGTGCTGAGTTCGCTTACGCAAGGCGTGACTACTACAAGCAACTGTCTAAGTTCACCCACCGGACGTATCGAGCCTTGCTCAAGAGCTTTTCCCTTGGACATGGCGACATGTTGGTCCCGGACACACATCATTCAAATGATCTAGTCTCACCGCAGACGTTAGCATCGGGGTTTGCTGTTCTGGCTGACCTAATTATGCAAGCCTTGAAATGTATGAGCGCATGCGGTCCGCTTACATCCGGGGAAGTTGCAGAGGCATATCGTACCGCCATCGAATCCACTACAGTTGGCCGACGCTTCGCGCCGCGATACCCATCTAGTCGGTACGATTGAAGCCACGGCTATGCCGCCTTTCGAAGCCTTGCTCCAGCGCGCGCGCTATGCGCCTGAAACATCCCTTCCAGCTCAGACACCATGTCTAGGACCTTCTCGCGCTCGAGCGCACCGCCCTGGACCAGCTCGCGGCCGGTGCCGTTGCAGTGCGTGCACGCGCGGCTCTCGACGATCTTCGTACCGTGGCAGCACTGGCACTCACCGCCCAGCCAGTGAGCCAGGCTGACGCGCGCGATCTTGGCGTACATGGCGTAGGCGGCCGTGATGTCCCACTCGTACTTGATGTTGATCCACTTGCGATCGAAGCCCTTGCGCGCCACCTCGCCGGTCCAGATGCGCAACAGCACGGCCAGGCCGCGCGCGGCGCTCTCCGTCGGCTGGCGCGGCACGCCCGCGATGTGGGCGCGCAACAACATTGTGCCGAACAGCTCGCCCGAGCCGCCCGATAGATCGGCAAGCGCGGCGGCGACGAGCGGCTCCGTGTGGTGGTGCTGGTCGTCGTCCTGCAGGTTGGAAGTGCTCAGAGCATTGAGGTAGCGTTCGGCGAACATTGGTTTCTCCGTGGAATTCCCACGAGATTACCAGCAGCGCCGAACTGATGAGTTTTGCACGAGATTTTCCAAATTGCAACTCGACCTGTATCAATTGATCAAGCTACGAATTGATTAAGCCGCCAGCGTCCATTCCTCCGCGCTGTCAAGCACTTCGCCAAGCAGTGCATAAGTTAACGCATCCCATACTATGTTCTCGTATGGCTGGATGGTATGGGGGTAAGGTAGCTGATACACCTTCCCATCTGGCATTACCAGATTATTAGGGTTGACTATGCGGAGGCGAATTGGCAGATCGGTCTCGGTTTCGCCAACCTTTTTCGTAAATATGAATTGGCCACTGATCAGCTTGAAGTCGGTAGTCACGTAGCGCGCGTATTCAAAACGAACTTTAAGTTTGGCGTGGAGCACTTGCACGATAAGCCCGGTTGGATCATGCGGCGCAGCACTATAGCTGACTCGATCCGCGTGCGAGCGGCCAGCATGATCTCCGAGGAGAAACTCGCGTAAGGACTTCGCAGTAGCATCGACGCCATCGGCGCCGCTCAGGTAAGAGTTGATTTCGAACGGTTGCATAAAGTGACCTCATGTAATTGGTCCATATACTCTAGCGCATTTGCAAATCATTTTCGACAACCACTATTCTCGCAGTCCTCTCCGCCTCTAAAACTCCTCGACCTCCCAGCCCCCACCGTCCCTTTTCAGCTTTACGCGAACTGCCACGAAGCGTATCGGATATAGATCGGCGGCGATCTTGATCTTCGCCCTTCCGTCGTCGGTCCAGAAGCCCTTTACCTCGTGCATCTCCAGCGCCCCGTCGGCCAGCATAACGGCGAAGTCGGGGGTGTAAAAAGTGTTGTCGGCCAGCCGCAGCTTTACCCCTTCGAACTTGAACCAAGCAACCTCGCCAGCGTAGCGCCGCGCGTCCAACGTGGCGGCGTAGGCGGCCTCGGTCTTGTTCATGGTGCCGGTCTTGAGCCGGCCCAGCGCCTGGAGCGCGCGCTTCGCCGTCATTGGCGCGCCTCAATGGACGAAGCCACGGCGCTGGCCAGCCGGTGCAACCGCGCGTTGAACCAGCGGCGCACCGCATACGAGCGCACCATGCTGATCACGGTGTAGATCAGGCCCATGAGCAGGTTGGCGCCGGGTGTGATGTGGAACCCGAACAACGGGAAGATGAACATGTTGGCAGTGAAGTTGATCCCGAAGCCGATCACCACGTTGATGACGGCCTCGATGAATGAGCCGAGTCGGGTCTGCGTCATTTGGCCAGGCCTCCGTAGGTGATGGTGTAGTGGGTCGGGTTGCGGTCAGCGTAGCGATCGATGATGTTGGCCGCGCCGGCGTTCAGCGCCGGGTAGAACGGCAGCGCGCGCGGCGGCCGGTCGTCTGTGAGCTTCCCCTGCATCATTGCGTCGCGCAGCACCACGAGCGAGGTGATCGCCTTCGTTACGTGCGACATACCCGAATCCGGGTCGATGTCCTCGCCCTCCCACCAGGCCATCAGGTGCCGCATCACGCCGTCGTAGTAGACCGAGCCGCGTACGCCCACCGCGCGGTAATTGTGGCGCCCGTACTTGCTGGCGCCTTCCAGCATGGCCACGCCGATCTCGGCCAGTACCGTCGCCGGGACCGTCGACATCGGGGCCTTGCGCACGCCCACCATGTCCTTCGGGTTAGTCGGCTTATCGCCCTCCATCGCGTGGAAGGTCAGCATTTCATGCGAATCGTTCATGTCATCCTTTCGTTTTGGGTGGTGCTGCGTTGTTGTTTTGATCAGGAGAGCGGCGCTTCGCAATCCACGCCTTGCGGTCCTCGACGTTCGGAGCGGCCAGGTACCGCTCGCAGGCGGGCGTCGGCCACGGCAGAAACGGGGCTATCCGGTCTGAGCGCGCCGCCGCGCGGACCGCGCACCGGCCCAGGCCCACCTTGGCGTGCTCTGGGTATTCCTTCATCTTGAAGTGGCCGCACAGCGCGCAGGGCTTCTCCGTCACGGCGCCCTCGCCGCCGGTGGGCTACGGCGCACCAGGTCTTTCAGCGAGCCGATTCCCTCTGGCTTGCGCGTACGCTGCTCCGCCTGGTCCGTCGTTGGCGGCGAGATGGCCGCGCGGATGGGCGAGGTGCTCACCGGTGGCGCCAGTGCAGGATCCAGAGCCAGCTCGATGCGCGCCTTGAACTGCCCCATGTATTCGCCCGACCTCGGCGACAGGCCCAACTCTGCGCCCTTTGCCAGAATCGTGGTGTCAGTCGCCCACCAGTTGCCGCCGGCCGGCTTCTTCTGCGCCTCGGGCGGCGTCCAGTCAGCCGCATACCGCTCGCCGGGCCCGAAGAAGGTGGCGGACAGCAGGATGAACATCGGCTCGATCTTCATCACCTTGACGAAGGCAGCGTATGCCTGGGCGCCGGCGAGCATCTCCGACACCGTGGCGCCGGCAGCCAGGCGAGCGGCCCAGGCCTTGTGCGCGGCTTTCTTGCTGTCGCCCGGGCGCGCGGGATAGACCTCCCAGACCGCCTCGAAGTCGGCGGGGTAGTCATTGCGCTTCAGCTTGGCGGGCTTGGCGCCGGCCGCGCGCAGGCGGTCGAGCTCGTCCAGCAGCTCAATCACGGTCGACGACTTCAGATGCACGGTGGCGCCGGCGGCGGCCAAGCCGCGTAGCGGGGAATAGTCACGCATGGCCGCCCTCCCCGATGTTCGCGTACCGCTTCGCCAGGAAGACCTGGCCAGCGCCGGTCACCATCGTGGTGAAGGTCGCATGCGTGACTCCCTTGGTGTCGGTGTAGGGCTGCTGTTCCACTACCGTGAAGTAGCCGCGATCGATGTATTTCTGATACGGCAGGTTATTTTCAAGCAGGATGCAGTCGGCGCGCAGGCGCTTGAAAAACTTGTTGCGGCCGTGCCCCAGCGTCTTGGCGATCTTCTCGATGTGGCATGCGCCATCGATCGCACGCACCGCTTCCGCAAACGCCACCTTCGGCGCGTCGGCGGTGATCTTCGCATCCAGCTCGATCACCTTCTCCGAGTACTGCAGCAGCAGGCCGCGCAGCGCGTGCGGGTCCGAGAGGTCCAGGACTACCGGCACTGCGGCCTCAAGCTCCATCCAACGATCGACAATCCGCCCCGTGAACTCTGGGGACAGACGTGCGACCAACACGAGCGAGTCGCGCTTGTTCAAGCGATGCTCCGGATACTCGACGCCGTTCTGCTCGTGTCGATAGCGGGTCTCCACGGATTGTGTAACCCCCTGCGCAACCAATTCGCGGGCAGTCCGGAGCACCTGGTCGTGGCGCCGCCCGGTCAGCTCCGCAACTTCGCGGCTCGACATCGTGACGTCAGCGGCGGCAGCGGTTTGCAAATTCAGCATGCTTCCCATGTCGTTTCCTTTCTATGGCGCCGCGTCAGGCGGCTTCCCTGGCCAGCTCGCACATGACGCTGGTCGAGTTGATGCGGTGGTGGACCCGGCGGTCGACCTCACGGCTGGCGCGCTCCACATCGATGGCGCGGATGTTCTCCAGCTGGGCGTCGTGGCACTCGAGCGCCTCGCGAATGGCGTTGAGCTCGTCGCCCTTCATGATCACGCGGTCGAGCTTCACGATCCGCTTGCCCACCTCGAGCAGCGCGTCGCGCGCGGCGATGGTCACCTGGCGGAACTCGTCGCCGATCCCCTGCTCGCACATCACGTTCGCCATGTTGATTGCACCGACGAGCAGGTCCCAGCCCTCCCTGGTGCCGGCGCCTTTTGCCATGTCGGCGAGCGCCTTGTGGCTGCGAATCTGGATCAGGCGCAGATGGTCGACGTGGTCGCCGCTCATTCCGCCGAAGACAGTGGACAGGACGTTGCGGGCAACGTATTTCGGGCGGTACTTTTTGTTGCGCGCTTTTTTCATGCGGCCTCCAACGCGGTCGCCCCGCGAACCACAATGATGTCCGCGAAAAGCGGCGAATCTTCTTTGATGCGGCTGCGGGCGATCTCTGCATAGGCCGGGTTCAGCTCAATGCCGATGCAGTCGCGCTGTAGCCGTTCGGCCACCAGGCCAGTAGTACCAGCGCCGAAGAATGGGTCGAGCACTGTCCCGCCAGGTGGGCAACCGGCCTTGATGCAGGTCTCGGGCAGTTCGGGCGGGAAAGTGGCGAAGTGGGCATCGGCATAGGCAGCGGTCGCTATCGTCCACACGCTACGCTTATTGGCTCCAGTTGGCGGCACGTAGTCAGCCGGCGCTGCCTCGCCCTTCTCGCGTCCATCCCGATGGATCGTTCCGTGCGCGCCGGCGCCAGTGTCCCAGCCGTCTGGCTTCTTGTATTTCTGGCGTCTGTCACCGTCCATTGTCGAGAAGGACAGTGCGGTGGTCTTGTCGGCGAATGGGGTGCGAATCGCATCCTGGTCGTAGTAATACCGTTCCTGCTTCGTCAGTAGAAAGATGTACTCATGGGCCTTGGTGCAACGATCGCGCGTCGACTCGGGCATTGGATTGGACTTGTGCCAGACGATGTCCTGGCGGACCCACCAGCCGGCATCTTGCAGAGCAATGGCCAAGCGATGCGGCATCATGCAGAGGTCCTTCGGCTTCAGACCAGGTTGCGGCATGCGATTCGGCTGCTGCATCGGTCCGCGCGCAAATACCGTGCCCTCACCCCGCACGCCAGCCCAACGCTCACCCTGGGTTCCGCCGCCGGGCGCCGTATTCACCCTGCCAGCGCCGGTTGCGTAGCTGTCGCCCATGTTCATCCAGCAGGTGCCGTCCGGACGCAGCACGCGGCGCAGCTCCTCAAAGACCTCGACCATGGCGGCGATGAATTCGGCGGGCGAGGCCTCCAACCCGATCTGGCCGTCAACGCCATAGTCGCGCAAGCCCCAGTATGGCGGGCTGGTGACGATGCAGTGCACCGAGTTGTCGGCCAGGGTACGTAGCTGCTCGCGCACGTCGCCGATCAGAATAGTCGTGGTCATGCTGCCTCCAAGAGGTCGACCTGAACGTATTTGCGCTTCCAGGTCGGCGTGCACTGAATCGCATCCCAAGCCTCTGCCATCTCGCGCGGGTTACCCTTGCGGTTGTGGTTGCGCGCGATGTCGGTGCTGTCCACGCTGGCGAATGGGTAACCCCAGCGCGCGGCGTTCATCCCGCGCAGCATGTGCAGCCAGGTCGGCACGCGGCCGGTCTTGCAGATCGCATTCATGGCCAGCGCCATGCGCGAGTGCCAAATATCGGAGCCCACTTGACGGTATTGGGCCGACGAGCCAATGCAGACGCGCTCCCACTCGTCGCACAGGCGCTTGAGGCGGTCCACCGGCTCGTGCATGTGCCATACGGGCGCGCCGCGCTGGCCGTGCGGCCACTGGTGCACCAAGTCGTCGTTCGCTTCGGCGTCGCCCATGATCACGTCGGGGATGACGGCCCAGGTCGTGCGATAGTCGAGCCAGCGCTCGCACCATGCGTAGAAGGCCGTCCAGTTCGGCTCGCCGCCCTTGTTCCAGATCGTGAAGGCGCCGTTGTCCAGCATGACGCTCTGGCCGAACCGATGGCACCACTCGACGTCGTCAGGTCGCGCGAAGGACACGCAGAAGCACCGGCCGGCGAGTTGGACCAGCATCGTACGAGGCGTGATCGGGGTGCCGTGATAGTGGAGCGTCATGCGTCCTCCCGGATCGTCTCGATGTCAACGCCATGGTGGTGCGCGCGCAGGGCCTGACGGCCGCCGAAGCGCTTATGCAGCTCGTCCGCGATCTCTTCATGGTAGCCGCGCACGATGAGCGCCGTCGCAATGACAAGGTGCTCGACCTGGATCATCCGCCCCCCGGTCTCGATCCGCAGGTTGTAGATGATCGGCTGGCCGTTGTTCGGGCAATTTGCGACAAACTGCCGCGTGTAAATATTCATCCCATCTCCAATTCGTATTCTTTCGAGGCCAGTTGGCCTCTGATCATTTGCATGCACTCGACCAGCAGCTGCAACTGCGGGCCATAGCGTTCTTCGAAGCGCGCCTTGTACGGATGAACCGCGATCAGGGTTGGGTTCGGGCCGGTCCCGTCCTGGTGATGGCCAGCGCACAGCGGCAGGACCAGCAGGTGCGCGCCCGGCTTCGTACGGCCGTCGATGTGATGCACGCTCACGTCAGGGTTGTGCCAGCCGTCCTTCTTGCAGGCGATGCAGCCTAGGCCGGCGACCGCCGTCATGAAACGCGCCTCGTCGGCGGTCGGCGGGCGGCCTTTCATCCCGCGCGATGCGATCGGCTTGCGCAGCTTCGGCTCGCGAGCCCGGCCCTGAGCCTGGACCGCTGCGACGCGCAGCAAGCCGGCGCCAGCTGCAGGCGTCGCGAAGCCAGTGCCGCGCGCCATCGGCGTCTTGCGCTCGAGCGGCTTTCCCTGCTTGAGGGGTGAGCGGCGCATCATGCTACGATTCCTGACCACCAACCGATTGGAAGACCAGCATGCAAGATGACCAAAGCCAGGAATACCGGGGCTATACAATTACCGTAAATACTGGGACCGCCCCGGGCAAGTTTGTCAATGCATTCGTAATTCACGAACACATCATTAGCCGCCCGCCCATCGCTCTGCCACTCGCGCATCAGCGCAGAGCAAGGGACGCCGAGGCGTTCAGCGATCGCGAGAAGGCCACGGAAAGCGCATTTACGATTGCTCGTAAGTGGATCGATGCTCACGGGGGAGACTGAATACTTACTCACAGCGTCACCCGGCGAACTTCGATCGCCCATACCCAGGGGTTTATGTCCCAGCTGACTGGGCCATAGGTCTGCTCCCACAACTTCGAGAGGAGCCCCACGTTCATCAGGCTCGGGACGTTTTTGACGCCTTCCGCGCGACGCGCCCATTCCAGAGCGCCCTCGGCACCAGCGTCAGCCTCGCTGATGTCCTGCAGCCGCTCGACGCGCACCGACACGATCTCCAGCAGGATGCGGCTGGCCCAGCGCGGCATATGGATGCTCGGGCGCCAGCGCGGCACGTCGTATTTGCACTCGGGATCGGCGCGGTACACGCTGCGGCGCACGGTCTCCGGGAAGTCCGGGTGCGGCGCCCAGGTCTCGCGCACCCATAGGTAGTCCCCGGGCTGACCGTATGGACATTTGCGCCCCTGGTTCTCGTCTGCCGCGCCGTAGATCTCAGGGCCAGGTGCCTCATAGCCACCATTGGCGATCACCACAGGGTTGTACAACCCGACGACTGGATGCCAGTACGGGCCCGGGTCATCCTTCACCGGCCGCCGCGTCTGTGTCTTGCTGCCGTCGAGCAGCGCGCGCACCATGGCACCGCTGAACAGGATCGGCCGTTCTTTAATCTGCTCGCTCATGGTCAGGCTTTCGTGTGGAAGGACTGACCAGTGCGCACCGACCAGTCCGGAATGTCCAGGCGGGTACCGCGCGGGTTGGGGATATGCTTTTTGCTCAGCGGCGGACGCGCGAAGACATCGGCCGGCGTGCGCACGGCGGCGATCTGGCCCACCGGGCGCTCAGCCTCGCCGGCCAGCTGGTCGTAGTGGGCCCGGGCGAACGAGCTGATGTCGATCTTGCCGTCCTGACGCAGCGACAGCCAGCCTGAGGTTAGCGCGCGCTGCAGCACATCCTCAGCCGGGGTACTGCGGCTGCCGAATGGAATCGCGGCGAACAGCTCACCTTCGGTCAGCGGGCCGTTTTTGTGCAGGTGATGGCCAGCGGCGTACGAAGCGCCATTGCGCGGCGCGGTGCGGATTGCGTTAGATCTGGCCATGATCGGCCCTCCGAATAGTGAATTGTGCGAATTGGCAGTCGGTGGAGTGCGCGCGGCCAGCAGGCCGGCCGCAAGCGACGCAGCGCGACGCGGAATGGCGGATGTAGGTCATAGCTCGGCCTCCGAGAAGAGTCGCGGCTGCACGGCGCCGTTCTGGTAGACGGTGTCCATGATCGTGGTGGCGAGCGGCTCTGAACCATCCCACTTGTTCGGCCACGTGCCAGCAGCAATTAGCTCGCGGATGCGCGCCTCTTCCTCGGCGTTGATCATGTCGACCTTCGCGCGCCCCAGCTTCGCAGCTGCAGTGTTCACCTCGGCCTGGATGGCAAGCAGCCGCTCCAGCCCCATCCGGCGCGCCTCCAGCGTGAGCGGCCCCATGCGCTGCGGGTTCTTCCCGATGCTGCCGTCCTTCAGGCGCTCGGCGCCAGACTTCCGCAGGCGATGCTGCGGCTCGCGCAACTCGCGCCACAGGACTTTGATGCCCTTCATCGGAGCCAGGTAGGCCCAGTGCGGATTGTTGAGGATGGTGTCGAGCGCCGAGTCTTCCTGGGCCAGCGGGCAGCCAACGCACCCGGTGCGCGCGTTAATCTCTTCAGCCTCGTCCCCGCCATAGGCGTCAGCGATCGCCGCCGTGCTCCAGTCGCCGAACTCGGCCATCGGCGCCCAGTGCTTGAGCCATTCCCAAACGTGGCATACGCGCCAGTGCAGCAGCGGAGCCAGCGTCGCCAGCCGGCCGCGCAGGCCCTTCGCGTTCGGCAACACCTGCTGATACCAGCCCTGCCCGCACTCGGCGCCATCCTTGCCGCAGCTCATCTCGATGCGGCGGTCGCGGATCGCGCTCTCGCCCTGGCGCACGCCGGTGATCATCAGAACCTGGCCATCGAGCGTTTCGACGTGGCGGCGCAGCGCCTCCTCCATCGGTTCGATCTTGATCTGGCCGGTGCACCAGCGCAGCGTGTTGTTGTTCGGCGGCGGCACGCCGCGGCCAAGGATGTAGACCATGAAGCGGTCGTCCAGCGGGGCCATCACGACCTCGACCTTGATGCCTCGCTCCTCCAGTTCGTCCATGATCTGCTGCGCCGATGCCGCTAGCGGGAGCAGCTCCTGGCGCGTGTCCGCATAGAACACGGTCAGCGTCTTGGGTCGCGGCACCTTGCCGGTGTCGATCAGGTAGATCAGCAAGGTCAGCGTGGCCGATGAATCCTTCCCGCCTGACCAGGCCACGCCCCAATGGTCGTGGTCGGCCCCGTAGGCCAGCAGCGACTGGATCGTCAGCTCGATCGATTCTGTCATCTGCATCCGGCGCGCGCCGGCGCCGAAGATTTCGATCTGGTTCATGCTGCCACCCCGACAATCTCGCGCTCGCGGGCGAAGTTGGCGCGGCGCGGGCGGGCCCGGTTCTCGCACGGGCGGCAGCGGGTGTCCAGGGTCGCTGTGCCGCATTCGATGCACGGCCGCCTGACTGCCTGCTTTGCGTGTCCGTTCGGCGCCTTCGCGCGGGTTGGAATGGTGAACGTTTCCTCGACGGTCCAGCCAGCGTCCAGTCGCTTTTTCGCCGTATCACCAGCAATGCCAAACCGTTCGCACCAGTGGGCCAGAGCCTGCGTCTCGCCCAGGTAGTCAATCATCCTGTTCGAGCGGCGATTGCGGTCGTTGACTTTTCGAGTCACCCAGCGGCAGTTGTCCGGCGAGTAGCCCTTGTCGTTATCGCGACGATCGAGCTCGTGCAATGGCGAAGGCTTCGGACCCATGTCGGCCAGGAAGATTGCCGGCGACTCGATCCAGCGATCGCACACCGTGATGCCGCGAGCGCCGTAATCCTTGTACGCAGGATTGCTCGGCTCATTGCAGCGCAGGCGCATCGTCTGCCAGCAGCGGTACTCGGGCGTGTACGACAGCCCATGGGTAGGCTTACCGGCCATGGTGCGCCTCCGCCGCGCGTGGACCGAAGAACGCAGCGACCAGCGGATCGCGCGCCGCCGGCGCCGAGTGCAGGCGCACCGCATAGTGGGCATCGTCCTTCATCAGGTGGATGAGGCGGCCCGGCACCACCAGCGCGCCGTCGGCGACCTTCTTTGGACGTCCGACCGGGCGTGAGACACGCGTCGCGGCCAGCTGCAGGAGAAAGGCCTGGGCCTGCTCCGGCGTCATCGCAAGGAAGTAGACCGGGCCGTCGCCAGTCTTCACGACCGACACGCGATTACCCAGGTCGACGATGTACTTACGAACGCCCGATGGTCCCATCTGCAGCAGGTCGCCGATCTCGTCGCGGCGCATCGAGCGCACCAGCAGCTCGCCCACCAGGCGGCGCAGGTTGTCGAGTCGCGCGGCGGTCTGGCCAGGGGTGACGTAGCTGGCGCGGGTCATGCGGCCACCTCTTCGCGTGGAGCCGCGGTGGCAGCAGAGGTCTTGGTCATCGATGCCAGGTCGTCCTCGACCGGCAGCGCAGCAACCCATGCCGGCGCTGGCGGCAGACCGGAGTCGTCACGCATTGGCATCAGGACGCCAACGAATTCGGGAACACAGCTCAGACGGAAGACAGCACTCGAGGCCGGGTCGTCCTTCTTGCTGTAGAAGGTCATGCCTACGGAACCGCGCGAGACCTTCTTGAAGATCTTGGCGGCCGCTGCGGCCGCTTTGTGGGCAAGCTCGACGACCGGGGCGCCAAAGGTTCCAGGCAACCCAATTTGGAGCGATTCGCATTTGGGTATCACGCGCTCGTAGCGCGGATAGGTGGCTTCAACTTCGGGTTTGCCCGGCTGGATGTACACATCGCGGTCACCGTTCTCGACGACGGCTAGGCGATCGCCAATCATCACGACGTGCCGATCATCTTTCAGACCAGCTGCGCATGCCTGCTGCATCCGCGAGTCGAAGCGCAGGATGACTTCGTGCTCGCAGACCGCATCACGGTCGTAGATTGCGCCCAGGGCATGGCCGTTGGTGGCGCAAATGATGGCGCCACCGTCCTTGTGGGGACGGACGTTGATGGCGTTGAGGTAGTAGCGGATGTCCGCTTTCGCGATAAAGGGCGCGATGACCGGCAGGAGCTTGGCCGTCAGGCGCAAGTTGGCGTGCTTGTTCGGCGTCATGCTCCACCGCCGATCACGGCGCGCGCGGCCGCATTCAGGTCGTTATCAGTCAGGACGTGGCGGCTGACCTGGGTGATATAGACGATGTCGCCGGCACGCAGCGTTTCCTCGTGCTCGGCAAGCTCGGCCAGCGACGAGACGCCGCAGCTGGGGCGACGGCGCGCCCAGTATTGGTCCACGCCGAGCCGGGCCGCATCCCAGTGCGCCGAGCGCGCCGCGAACTCGGGCGAAGTCTGATCTTCACCGCCGTGCACCGCCGACGGAATTGATGGTGTTATCATTTGGTTTCCTTCCAAGGGATTTGCTTCAAGGGCCTCGACTGCAATCGAGGCTTTTTCACTTCTGCTGCTCTGCGAGCATCTGCTCGTATTTCTCACGGCTCATCACGTGGCCGGGCTCTTCCGGCACCGGCGCCGCTGCAGCGCCTTCCTTCTGTTGATCCATCTGCTCTCCTTATGTGATGCGGGTCAGTCGCATGGACCTGGCGCGCGGTATCGTGGTATCGGTGGGGAGCGGTCTTTACGCGGCCAGCGCGCGGATTTCCTTCACCGGCACGCCCAGGTGCTCGTGAATGCTCAGGATCACCGTCGGGCCCAGCTTCGCGCCGGCGCGCAGCTTGCTGATCACGCTGGGAGCGATGTCCAGCTCCCGGGCCAGTGCCGCGTCGCTCGCGATCTGGAAGCGCTCGCGCAGCGTGTCCATCAATTTCGATACGTTCTTCAAGTCGTCTCCCTGGTTCTAATGTTGGTGACGGCGCCATCCCGCCGCCTGGGTGCTGCCTACGTCGACTGGGAGCTCGCGCGCATCTGGGCCAGCGCCTGGCGAGCAGTGATCTTGGCCATCAGGTCCGCCGCGGCGGCGCCGTACGCCTGCTCGGCTTCGGCCAGCTCGCGGTGCGCGGCGAGCAGCTCGGCGTCGCTGGCCTCGGGCGCCACGCTGAGCAGCGCCATCTTTGCCTCGGCGCCCTCCTTCGTGATCGAGCGGAGGTGTTTCATCGTGTCGAAGCCGATCGACGGTACCTGGTCGACCGGACGCGCCTCGATGCCCAGCGGGCACAGGATCTGGTTCAGCGCGGCCATGCGGTGCTCGGCCGGCAACGCAGCGAGGATCGACGGGATCATGTTGGCCGGCAGGTTGCCCTCGTCGAGCCAGCGGAAAATCTTCTGGGCTGACTTCTTCGCGCGGTCATAGACGTCGCTGCCCGCGAACTCGAAGCTAATCTCCTTCGCGCTGCCGGCGGCGTGCGCCTGGTGCGCTTCGGTAATGGCAATCGCGATCGCTTCGCGGCTGGTCATGTACTGGGCAGTGCGCCACGCTTCGATCGAGGACCGGAGGACTTCAACCAGAGACTGTTTTTGAATACCCATATTCGTGACTCTTTCTTATTTGCAAGCTAATCTGGCAACACTGTTTAACTACTGCCGACCCGAAGAACCCATGACCGCCATGACCTACCGCCGTTTCGCCCGGCCTGCTCAGCCAGGGTTCGGCGCCGCCGCGGTGGATTGCGACCGGATATATGCCCAGTCCGCATCCGGCAACAGGTCTTCGCATCGCACCGCACCGGACGATTCGCGCTCGAGCAGGATGCAGAGTTCGGCCCGGAACGACTGGTGGCGGCTTGCGGCCTTGCGCAGATACCCCTCGCTGGTCCCGCATGCAGATACGAATGCGGCGCGATCATCCTTGCCGAGGGAGTTGAGGTACTTAAGCAATTTGTCCATGTCACTAATTTACCCTTGGGTAAAGTCGAAGTCAATACCTGCAGGTCATTTACCTGCAAGTAAATTGCTGTTTGAATGCCGCATGGACAAATTTGAAATCCGCAGACTCAACCTGCGGGCGGTTATACGCACACACTGCGAAGGAAAAGCGGCGAGCCTGGCTGAGAAGATCGACCGATCCGCCTCGTACGTGTCGCGCATGCTCTACCCGGAGGGCAAGAGCGGCAAAAAGGGGATCGGCGAGGACATGCAGAAGGTGATCGAGTCCGCACTGGCATTACCGAAGGGGCGCCTCGACGACGAAGCTCTCGCGACTGCCGAACGAGACGGCATCGAGCCATCCACTATGGACCCTGCTGCTGGCCCGACAGATCAGCCGTCTGAGGATCGGAAATTGAGCCAAGAGGACATCCTCCGCCTGATGCCGGGTGCGAAGCCTGTCCGAGTGGTCGACAACGACGACCCCGCGCTTACCCATATCCCGAAGGTAAAGCTGCGCCTGTCGGCCGGCATCAGTGGGTTCCAGGTAGAGCCAGAGCGCTTCGATGGATCGACGACGACGGTGCCAACCGACTGGATCGTACGGAACGGCTACCACCGCGAGCAACTCATTGCCATCCGCGTGAAGGGCGAGAGCATGGAGCCCACGCTCTACGAAGATGACCTGGTGGTGGTCAACCTCGCCGACACTCGCCCTGCCGACGGCCACGTATATGCGATTAACTACGAAGGTGAGCCTGCGGTAAAGCGCCTGACGCGCGACGCGGGCCAATGGTGGCTGACCTCAGACCACTTGGATCAGCGCAAGTACTACCGCAGGATCTGCAACGGAAACGACTGCATCATCGTCGGCCGTGTGGTACGGAAGGAAAGCGAAAGGCTGTAATGCAGTATGCGGTTTTGCGCGTGCGCGGCGTGCGCACGGTGGTGGTGCTTGTAGAACGGTGGCAGTTGGGTGGAAGGTATGCGCCCGGCCTGGTCCACCAGCTAGAGCAGCAGTTCGAACTGCCGGCGGTCCTGGTGGCGAACGATGACTCGAGTTGGCGCACCGCGCGCGCATATGCAGCGCACGACTCAGAGCGGCCGCTGTTTGAATTGCTGGCAGGCGCCGAAGACATCGAATGGCAAGAGATGCCCATCGACGGCAACCGGCGGGCGGCCTGGTGAGTATTGGCTAGATTTCATACGGATTGAATGGCGTAGCATGGTCGATCAAAAGCTCATCAATCCAGCTTTCTCTAATCGGTCACCGTCATGCCACAGATCATTTGTCCAGCATGCAAATTTGTACTCTCGCGGCGAACACAGTTTGTGAAATGCCCATGGTGCGGTCAACCCCTCTCGCAATTTTACGCAGAGCACCCGCTTCCTCATCCTGGCTCATCCATGGCATGGCTAAGTCCACGGGGATGGACTGTCGCTGGGGTTTTGCTGGTGATGGCAGCCGCACTCGTATCGCTGGGTTATGAACGGATGGCGCCTGTCGATGACACTCCGCGCGGGCTTAAAGAACTGGCCGCGCTGATGACCTGTCAAAAACGCATTTCAGCCCTTTCTATCGGCGTAAAGGTCCCTTTACCACCAGCCGCCAGGAACTATGGCACACCACCAGATTTCTATTTCGTTTGGCCCAAGGGTACCTTTTACTACTCTGATAGCGAGGGCGTTCTAAATGCTGCGGCCGCTACCTGCAGGGGGGATCTTGCAACTGGGCTGATCACCGAACTATCGCTGAACGGTCGAGATGTGACGGTCGCGCCACGCCGTGAAGATTGGTGAGATTTTTGCAACTCAGCAGCAGCTATACTCGCGCGAGCGAAACGGCACAATGAGGTGTCGATCTTGATAACCTTTTGAAACTCCATGACTATCCCTCCAACCGCCGCTGCTGATAATCTAGAAAATTCGCACCAATCGGAAAATGACACCCCTGCGGATAATTTTTTTCGACAGCAGCGCGAAGACTTCGAGGATGAATTAGAGCATGCACATAAACGAGCTGTTGAAAACGAAAAGAAACGACGGCGGATCATTCTTATCGTTCAACTCTTGGGTTGTATTAGCGCCGTGGGATTCAGCTTTTTATTGTTGTATGCAGACCTGAAAAAAGTCGCGATTGCAACGTTGGTTTTTGAGAACCAGCAGACAATTTTGGCGCTTATGATACTGTTCGTGGCGACGTTATCGGCCGCTGCCATAACTGGTAGCGCGTCTAGAAGCTTTCAAGATGTCGATATTAGGCAGCGACTTGGGCTCAAAAAAAGAGTGATGCCGGCTACCGTCTGGCCATTCCCCACAAGTGAAAGATCGCTCAACCATATTTACACTGACTACGACGAAGAAGAGAATAGTTCAAATCAGTTCTACAACCACTTCATTGGAATTACGAGGGAGCTCGAAGAACGCGCCTCGAATGCGGAAGAGAAGGCCTCCCTATTACTCGATAAAGGTACGACTTACACTATCGCTGGGATAGTGTTCTTTATTATCTCCATAATAACGTGGCAAACAGTCTCTTGGATCAAAGGATTTCAAACAGAATTCATATATGGGATTGTCTCTTGCGCCACCCTCTTTATATTCATTGAATTTTTGAGCGCTTGGTTTTTAAGGCAATACCGCCACTTTGTGGACACCGCGACATACTTACTCAAAGTTAAGTCAATCTTCGACCGTTTTGCTTTGGTTTATTTTGCGAGTGATGACATATCAAATGAGCTAACAGAAGCAAAAACCGAAGCCATTAAAACATTGCTGCGGATGCTTGAGGAGCAGATTAAATGGCCGGATTCGTATTTATTAAAGAAGCCTGACACCAATTTCGCAAGTGAAGCAGTTCAGGCAATGACATCGCTAACTAAAGAACTCAGAAAGTCACAGAAAAGGACTTCTCAGCGCGAGGCCACTGAAAATAAGCCGAATTAATACTGGAAACATCAATTCCATCTGCAGTAAATTCTGAAAACGAAAATAAATGGGAACCGATACACTCGAAGCAAAACGGGTTTTGTTGGCATTGCGCGTCCTGGACAAACGTATTGAGGAGATGCTGGCACAATCACCGGAAGGAACGAAGCTCTCGCCTTGGCTGGAGGACCACCTCAAGCACGAAACCGTCGAGCTAAAGGCTGATATCAAAGCCGCTGCACGTCGGGGTAAGATTCTTAATGACCAAGAACCGCAGACTGCCCTGGAATCAGCATATTATGATCCGGCGCTAAGGGAGGCATCAGCACGTTTTCTTCTGCGAACGGACACCAGCCCATCCAGCCAAAAATGGCGATCAGGCTTGAGAACTGTTCAAGGCGAGATCACTTACTATATTTGGTCGATGGAGCGGGAGTACCCAGAAGAGTAGTCGCGCCGAGCGAGGCCATCCCTATTTTGGCCTGTATGTTGCTAATCAACTCATTCGCCTCCGCACAGCCCTCAACTGCTGGAAGATAACGCAGTTTTTCGACTAGGAAGAACGTCGAGTCTAGGCCTCGAGTCAAGTCTAGGGCCCTATATCCCCCCAGCTCACGTTGATAGGTCCGCATCGAAAGCTGCGCCATGATGCGGGCACGGCGCGCTCGCCGATGGTGCTCACGCTGAAATTCAAGGTTTTCCACCTGCTCCCCTTTTTTCTGCACTGTCTTTTCACGCCAAGGGCGCTAATGCGCGCGGCCGGCACCGCCTAGCCTTACGTAGCACAAACCCGTGAACAGCGCGGGCGATTTTCGGTGATGGCACATTAGGCGTAGCTTGCAAAGCCACAGCAACTCGTTTCGGCGCTACTGCAGCGCGAGCCCCTACGCCCTCCAGCCCGCGCCGCGCCTTATTTGCGGTCGACCGCCTGGCGCTCGCGACGCGGGTCGCCAGATCCTCGAGCATGGCGTCCGTAATTTCGACCGCGCCGTAGCGCGCGGGCCAGCCCGAGATGAGCGGATACGGCACGCCGAAGGCCTCCGCCTCAATGCGGGTCAGCGACTTTACCGATCCCCTACCCTCCAGGTAGCGCGCCAGCGTCAATTTTTGCGACATTTTCGGGCCTTTTTTCCTACGCACCCTGTATAGGTACTGTTCAGGTTCTGTACTTGGCTGTTCAGATAGGTCTTCTTCAGTTACTGGCTTCGTTTTATCCCAGCAGAGCCTCGGTTCCAGAGCGTAACCCTCCCTAGAGCGCTCGACCGAAATCGAGCTATCGTGGAGGGCTACTGCATCCCATGCTTTCGCCTTCGGACACTTTCGCTTGTTCGCAGACTTGCCCAGGCATTCCTGCCTGTCCCCCAGCGCGCTCTACGATCCACCCACGCGTTTGCCCTTCTGGTCGTCCTTGGCTCTTGGTCCTAGGCGTCGGCGGTTTTCCCTCCCTGCCCCAGGCTTGCAATCAGCCGAACTCGGCCAATGAGAAAGATTTTACAGAAGATTTTTACCTTAGGGTATATTTTTTACTTGCGCTGTCTTTTACCTAGGGGTAAAGTACTAATTAACGAAGCAAGCTCTTCACCGACGAAGACGCAGAACTGGAGATCAGCATGACCGAGCAGTGGAACAAGGAATACCTGAAGCAAGCCGTCGCCGACGAGATCGCGCTGGCGAAGCTGCACCCGCAGTGGCGCCGTACATTCAAGGCGCCAGCCGTTCTGAGCCAAGAGGCTCCGCTCGTCTACGCCGCACGCACCAGCACGCTCCATAGCGGTGCCAATTCGCCGCGGCTAGTTCTCTCGACGCGCATTCCTCCAGTGCCGCCGCTCTGGCGCCGCACCTGGTTGGCGGCCGGCCCGCTGGCCACCGAACTGGGCTTGAGCATTCGCCACGACGCCGAAGAGCGGACCGTCTCTGTCGGCATGGGCGGCGGGCGGCGCAACGCGACCGAGGCCTATGCCGATCACCCGAGCGCTGATGCGGCCGCGATGGCAGCCATCGTGCGAGCCGCGATCCAGCGCCTGACCGACCTGCGCGACGCGCACTGATCCCGCCACCGGAGAACGCAATGATCCACTTCCTGCTCTTCTTCCGCCTCGACTGGTGCGAGCGCCGCCCGGGCGTGATGCTCGCCCTGCTCTTCGCCCTGATCTGCCTGGCCGGCGCCATCGACCCAGGCGCGCCGCAGCCGTAACGCCCCACCCAACGACAAGGATCCGACGATGTTCTTCCGCAACCTCCAGATTTACCGCCTGCCAGCGCCGTGGGCCATGACTGCCGAAGCCCTGGCCGCCGCCCTGCTGCCGCAGGCCTTCGCGCCGGCGTCGAGCAACGAACTGCTGCGCCAGGGCTGGGCCGCGCCGCGCGGCGCCGGCGAGCCGCTCGTTCACAACGTGCAAGGCCAGTTCCTGCTGCAGCTGGTCACCGAGAAGAAGGTGCTGCCGGGCGCCGTGATCAACCAGGTCGCCAAGGCCAAGGCCGCAGAGCTGGAAGAACAGCAGGGCTTCCCACCTGGGAAGAAGGCCATGCGCGAGCTGAAAGAGCGCACGGCCGACGAGCTGCTGCCGCGCGCATTCCCGATCCGCTCGGCGGTGCTGGTCTGGATCGATCCGAAGAACGGGTGGCTGGTGGTCGACGCCGCCAGCCCGGCCAAGGCCGACGACGTGGTCAAGCTGCTGCTCAAGGCGGTCGACAAGATGCCGCTGGAATCGCTGCGCGTGCAGAAGTCGCCGGTGGCCGTGATGACCGGCTGGCTTGAAGCCGACGAAGCGCCGTACGGCTTTACGATCGACCGTGACGCCACGCTGCTCGCCACCGGCGAGAGCCGGGCCCAGATCGGCTACAAGTCGCACACGCTGGAACCGGATGACGTCCGCCGCCATATCGCTGCGGGCAAGCAGTGCACCCGCCTGGCCATGACCTGGAACGACCGCCTCAGCTTCGTCTTGACCGACTCGCTGGCGATCAAGGGCGTCAAGCCGCTCGACGTGATCCGCGAAGGCGCGGCACCGGCTGCCAACGACCACGAGCGCTTCGACAGCGACTTCGCTCTGATGTCCGGCGAGCTGACCAAGCTGCTGGCCGACCTGGTCGAAGCGCTCGGCGGCGAGGCCAAAGCATGATCGCCCGCCGCCGCCGCGCCCTCTCGGCCGAAGAGGCATCCATGACGTCGGCCCAGCGCGCCGAAATGCGCGACATCGCATTCAAGGGGCGCGCCCTGGCGCAATCGAGCAGCTACCAGCGCGATCGCGCCGCCGAGAAAGATTTTCAACGAGCCCGCCCAGAGGAGTCGAAGAAATGATCGAGACCACCAGCATGCAGCCGATAATCCACGCAGGCGAAAGCATCATCCCGGCTGCGACGAACACAGCGCTGATGCGCCGTCTTACCGACTTCCCTCTGCCGAAGCGCCCACTCGAATGGGACGAAGAAGGCACGCCTATCACGGGCAGCGTGGTGTACCAATACCACCCGCGCGGCGAGCGCTTTCCGCTCTGGGCCGATATCCGCACCGAGGAGCACCTGCTCGACATCCAGGCCCAGCCGGAGCGCTTCGAGCTGCGCACGCTGTTCGCGGCTTCTGTCGAAGACCTGGCGCGCTCCCCGGGCACGCTCATCGCGGCAGCCCGGATCAAGCTGGATCGTATCGAGGCTGCACAGGGCAAGGCGATCGCAAGCTTCCGAGCCGCGATGGCCGAGATTGCGGGGCAGCCATGAAGCGCCCATACAGCGAGCACGACATTGCAGCGGCGGGGTGGTATTCGGCCGCAGTCCTGGCTGTCGTCGTTGCGTCGGTCGCCGCGATCCTGATCGGAGGCCCGCTGTGATCCGCCGTATCGGCCAGGCGCTGGTCTTCGTCCTGGCGTTCCTGATCATCGTGGCCGAGGTCCAGCGCAGCGAGGAAGCAGCGGATGAGCGCAACCCCTACGACCGTTACGGAGCGCAGAGAAAGTGACCTACGAAGAAATGCGCATCAGCTATCAATGTCCCGAGAAGATGGCGCGCGATCTGCACGCCCTTCTGGATTTTGCCGAGGCCAGGATCAACAGGGAGGTGACGCGCCGGCTCGAGCTGGAAGAACAACTGGCAGCGGCCAAGGCGCCGCGCCGCACACACCGACAAGTCGAGGAGAAATGATGGACCAAGCAATCACCCGCGCCGCATGCGCCGAATCCACCGCTGCGGCGCCGGCAGCCGGCGCACCGCGCGCCGTGGGCGAGTTCAAGGGATACGTCGACGGCGAGCCGGCCGTGCGCTGGTTCGACCGCAAGAACATGCCCCAGGTCGGCGACAAGCTGTTCGCCGCCCCTGTCCGCGCCGCCGGCGCCGAGCCTCGCACCTGGGCACTGCTGCTGACCAGCGAGAACCACGGCACTGTGGGCCCGGTCGGCAGCACCTTCCCGCACGCCGGCGAGAAGCACGAGCGCGTCCAGGTGATGGAGATCGTCGAAGCCGGCGCCGCGCCAGCGCCAGGCACTGACCTGGGCGGCCTGGTCCGGATCACAATCGACGGCACCGTCATCCCTCTCGCCGCCCCTTCTGCACCTGTAGGGGCAAGCGTCGATACGCCGGCGCTCGATTCGCTGCTGGCCACGTTCAGCATTTGCGACAGCGACCCCATGGCGCCGAAGGCTGCCTACGAAAACGCGCGCGCCGCTCTCATCGCCCACATCGACCAGCACGTTGCAAGCCAGGTGCGAGCAGCAAGGGATGCGCAGCGCCCGGGTGACGATGATCTTCTGGAGGTGGCGCGCACGCTTTGCTCGATCGCCGCGCGCCGTGGCGAGCTGGCGCCCGAGAAGCGCCAGCACTACCCGCACGCGGACGAAGAAGGCTCGCCCGTCCTGGCCGCCGCGCACGTTGCATGCGTAGCGCGCGGCTATACCCAAGATGGCCTGGCCATCAATGGCGTCAACTACCCGATCACGCCGGGCGCTCGTGCACTGCTGACGAAGCAGGCGGCGCGGGACGGCGCCGGCGGCATGGTCAAGGCCAACGAGTTTGTCGGGCGCGCTTCTGTGGCTATCTCCCACAGCGGAGAAGGGGCGGCACAAGCCGAACCTGTGGTGCTGACGGATGAGATGATCATCGAAGTAGCTGCCGAAGAAGATTACGGCGACGAAGACCCTGTGTGCATCATCCGGTTGGCACGGCGATTCGAGCGTGAGGTCGCGGCACAAGCCGGTCAGGTAGCGGTGCCGGGCTGGATCAGCGTCGACGAGCGCTTGCCCGAATTCAGGCACGAATGCACGTCAAGTGGCTGCGAGGTATCCGATTCGCTCATGGTCTATGGCCAGAATGAATTCGGTACGACTGGCTGCGGCTTTGGCCATGCTCGTGATGATGGCACGTGGGCGACCTACGAAGCCGAGTATGACCAACTGACGGTCGTGAAAGTCACGCATTGGATGCCATTGCCATCAAAGCCAGCCAGCGAATCCCTGCGCTCCCCACAAGAAGCAGCGGGAACCGAGAAAGGGGCGGCATCGTGAACCGATCACTTGCCGACGACTTCATCAGCGTGATGGCCGACCTGCGGGCCATCGACCCGGACAACGACGAGCCGATGCGCTATGCCATGCGCAGCATCAAGAACGAGGCCGAGCAAGTGATCGCCAATGCCCTGCGTACCGCCCACGCCCTGGCGTACCAGGCGCGATCGCTGCAGCGCGACGCCGCCGAAGCAGCAAAGGATGCTGTCGAGGCAGCGACGAAAACAGAAACGAAGGAAACGACATGACCAATCAACCATCCGCCAGCGAGAGCGGCGAACTGAACAACGGAATGCACGATTCGATCTTCGTGAAGGTTTGGGGCGATGCTGGCGGCGGCGATGCGGGCCGTCGAGCACTTGCTCAGTACGCTTTCGACCTTGGCCGCGCCACCCAGCCAGTAGCAGCGCCGACAGCCGGGAATGCGCTGTCGGCGCTGCCTGAGAAGATCGGCACAATCTATTCCGGCAACTACTGGACCGGCCTGCCGGATGCCAATCCGCCGGGAAGCCCTCTGGCCGACGTCTACACCGCTGACCAGATGCAAGCCTACGCCCGCGCCGCCCTCGCCAACCAGCCAGCGCCGACAGCCGCTCCGGAGCAGGTTGCACCGGCCATCCCGACCGGCGAGCAGCTTTACCTCATGGTCACCGGTCGCTTCAAGCAAGGCAGCTTGCCATGGGCAATGGCCTCCGAAAGCGGCAAGGCGGCTTGGAGTGCTGCGGCGGCGGATCTGATCTTTGCCCCGGACACCATTGCCGCACAGCTCTCGCATGCACTCGCCCTCGCGCATCAACCAGCGCAGGAGCAGGCCGAGCCTGTGGCATGGATGCTGGACTTCGGTGATGAGCGTGTCGCCACGGCGGACCGGAAGGAAGTCGAAGCATGGGCCACCCAGCACGACAACCCGTACACCCCAATCCCACTGTTCGCAGGCGCCGCACCGCAGGCACCAGTAGCAGCGGCACCAGTGGCGGCGCAGCACGAAGCCGGCACCACCGAGAAGTCAGCCCCGATGGCTGACCACGATGCACGCTTCGCGATCGACGCCGCGATCATGTTCGGCCGCGAGAACGTCAACAAGCCGCCGAGCGAAGACCACTGGCTTTACGAATACTGGAACATCGGACGGCAGCTCGCGGAACTCGGCAAGACCAGCGGCTGGGACAACGTGACGCCGGTGGCTACCTCTCCGGTTGTGCGTGCACAGAGTGAAGAGAGAGAGCGCGCGCCGAAGGTCGACGCCCTGCGCCTGTTCCTGGGCGCCGCATACCCGGTGCACGCCAGTATCGACCCGCGCGGCTACAGCTGGAGCGAGGCCTATCTGGACCAGGCGCGCGCTGCGGCGCTGGCGCAGTATGCGACCGGCGGGCTGCTGCTCGATGAGAAGTACCTGGTCGGCGCAGGCCTGCCGGTAGCCAGCGCCCAGCAGGCGCATGCAGGAGCGGATGAGGACCGCAACGGCGGCGCGCTGTGGCGGGCCACGCTGCGCGCATGCGGCGAACTTCCGGAGGGCTACGAGGTGCGTATCGAGCTGGAGAACGGCTGCGGCATGGTGGTCTGGTATGACGCCGACGGCGAGCGCCACGTGATCGACGGCGAGGGCCACCTATCCGATGACGTGGACGAAGCGGTCGACGCAGCTATCCGTGCCGCTCAGGAAGGAGGTGCAGCGTGCTGACCGACGAAAAGATCATCCATGTCCTGCGCACCAGGCAGCCGTGCCCCACTTACTTCGTCAAGAACGTGCTTCGAGATTCCGCCCCTGGCCTAACCACTACCGCGCTCCGCCGCCGCTTGCTGAAGATGGAGAGGGCCGGCACGGTGGCGCGCGACAAGGTCTGGACCACCGGCAGCCACATTTGCTGGATCGCCACGGTCGACGCAGCTATCCAGGCTGCTGCTCAAGGAGGTGCATGATGGGCTGGAGCATCGGATACGACCACGTCCACCAGCGCGACGTCGGCTATGGCGTGCCGGCCTACTGCGACCACCCGGGCTGCAAGGCTGAGATCGACCGCGGCTTGGTGTTCATCTGCGGCGGCGCGCCAGGTGGCGGCGACGACGGGTGCGGCCTGTTTTTCTGCAACGACCATCTGCTTCTCGCGACGCGGAAGCCGGGACAACGCTGCGAGCGCTGCTGGAATGAGCGGCCGGCATTCAAGCCGTCGCCTGATCACCCGAAATGGATCGAGCACCAACTCACCCACGACAGCTGGGCGAACTGGCGTGCCGAGAATACCGAACTGGTCGAGAAGATGCGTGCGTCGCTGGAGGCCGTGCCGTGATCTTGAGCGAGATCACGCACACCGCGCGGCGCGACTACCTGTGCGCCGGCTGCGGCCGCACGGTGCCGACTGGCGAGCGCTACGTGCGCGCCAGGGTGCCGGGCGGCGCGCTGCTGGCGAAGCGGCCGTTCCACAGCAAGTGCTACGAGCGTCATGCAAATGAAGTCGACAGAAAAGGAGGGGCAGATGTCAGGAACATTCCTTAGCCCAGAAGAGATAAGGGAGTTGACCGGTCGCAGCTATATTAAGCTGCAGATCGATGCACTGTCGAAGATGGGATTGCCATTCTTCATAAATGGCATTGGCCGGCCGGTGGTCACCAGGTCAGCAGTAGAAGGGCGCAGCACGTCCGCGGCGCCACCGAAAAAAGCCTGGACGCCACGAGTATTGAAAACGGGATGATCGATGGGCCGCAAGCCAACCAGGAATATGAATCTGCCGGCCGGCATGAGGGTACGGAGCCGTAAGTACGGCACCTACTACTATCTGGATGCCGGCAAGGTCGACGGGAAGCGGAAGGAGATTCCGCTCGGATTGGACTACATCGAGGCAATCAGAAAGTGGGCGGACCTGACTGCTGGAGAAAGCAAGGGGCGCGAATGCATCACCTTCCGGCACGCAGCCGAGCGTTATCAGCGTGAGGTGCTTCCCACGAAGGCGCCGGCAACCCAGGCAAAGAATCTCCAGGAACTGACAAGCCTATACAAGTTTTTCGATGATCCGCCGGTACCGCTGGATGAAATAGATCCCGTGCACGTCCGCCAGTATCTCGATTGGCGAGTGCAGTCAACGATTCAGGCAAAGATCGCCGCAAATCTGGACCGAGCGAAAGTCGGAAAGCCTGCCGTGGTAGTCGGTAAAACTGATGGAAGCGTAGTAGCAAATAGGGAAAAGGCGCTGTTCTCACACATCTGGAATTTCGCCCGGTCGAAAGGAATTACCAATAAGGCCAACCCTTGCGCGGGGGTGAAAGGGTTTGCGGAGAAAGGCCGCGACGTCTATATCGAGGACGATGTATTCAAGGCCATCCATGGTGCAGCCGAGCTTCCGCTTAAAGACGCGATGGACTTGGCGTACCTTACTGGCCAGCGACCGGCAGACGTGTTGAAACTTTCGCGCGCGGACTTGAAGGACGGCGCCGTATGGATTCGACAGAATAAAACGGGCGCGAAGCTGCGCATTAATGTGGAGGGGGAATTGGCCGTGCTGCTCGATCGAATGGGCGGCAGGAAAGTGATGGGGATGAATCTTGTCAATATGACCGATGGAACCCCGATGACGAAATTCGAGCTGCGCAGCGCATTGGATAGAGCGCGGGCAGCCGCGGCGATCGAGCACCCTCACCTGACAGCGAAGATCAAGCAGTTCCAGTTCCGAGATCTGCGCGCGAAGGCGGCGACAGACAAGGAGGAGTCTCAAGGGATTGCGGCGGCCCAAAGTCAGCTCGGCCACTCGACGCAGACGATGACGCAACACTACGTCCGGCACCGGAAAGGTAAGCTCGTAACGCCAACAAAATAGTTCCGCAAAACGGCATGTAGATCATGCCGTCCATAGGAGGAATCCATGGTTCAATTTCCATTATTGCGGAACGAAAAACAGCCTTAAGATTTTGATTTCAAACATATTCACTCGTGACTTAAAATCTCCCGCCAGTAATGGCGTGCCGGTTCGATTCCGGCTCCGGGCACCACTGTTTATGCGGCTCTCAGCCAGTTGCT